CAACACTGCCAGCAGCACAAAGACACATCGCTTGTCATCATCGACTACATGCAGTTGATCAAAATGTCCGGTCGCGTCGAAAGCCGTCAGGTGGGCGTTGCGCAAATCAGCAGCGAAATTAAGGCGATGGCGCGCGAGTTGAGGTTGCCCGTGATTGCGCTGTCACAACTAAGTCGGGAAGCCGAGAAGGACGACGTGGGGCGTCCAAAGCTTTCCCATCTGCGCGAGTCTGGATCGATTGAACAGGATGCCGACGTTGCCATCCTGATGTGGCGCGAACAGAAAAAAGACGATCAAGCCAAAAACCAAGACGTGATCAACATCGACGTGGCGAAACACCGCAACGGGCCGACCGGGAAGCTGAAACTCGTGTTTCATAGCAACCTTCAGCGGTTCGAGAATTGTGCAAGTGGCGTCACGATAATTCCGAACACATTTGCAGACAACAGCATGCCGGATGATGACTATGACGACCAGCCTTTCTGAGATGCAATCCAGACTCGTATCCGCCGAAGCGACCGGCGACGGAACCTCCGTCAGGCTCCTGTTGCTGCAAATCCGAGACGCGAATCGCGCGAGGTTGGCCGTAGAGAATCTGAAATCGGCAGGTAGCATGAATCCCTTACCGAACGCAGGCAATCGCCGTGGCGCCCCCGTAGCGGCGCAAATTTGAGCAAACGAGAGGAGCGAGAGATGACGGGTTACAGGAAACGAGACGTAGAGGAGTTCGCGGCACAACACGTGGGCGAAGTTGACATAAACGAGCTACTAGCGGTCCTGTGGGATTCGCCGGTTGGGTACGAAAATCTGAAACCGGACCGAACGGCGCACAGGCTGGCCAAGGAGTTTATCGACGCGCATCCAGTCACGCTACGCGGTGAGCCTCGCAAAACGGCGATCCAGGTCCGCGACGAAACCGTAGATGCGGCAAAGGTGGATGACCGCAACCATGAGATGACGCGGGAAGTCTCGTGCGTCGTGCGCGGCATCAAATGTTCGCCGAAGTGCCCGCATGTCGTGTACGCCGACCGCCGCACCGAGAACGGGCGGTGTGCGCTGTTCGGGGCGCCGCTATACAGGCCCGATGCCGACTGGATGTACCGGCGGACGCGCGAATGCCGCGCGGTGTTTGGAGACGAGGAATGAAGCCTAAACCGAAGTTCCAGCCCGGCGACCGCGTACGGTTGCTCGACTATGAAGACGAACGCGGCGTACTTGAGCGGGGGATCATTGTGTCTGGCCCGCGCGGTGATGGCAAGACGTACACGGTTCAGATCACAATCAAAGAGCGTGAAAACAGAATGGAGGCGGTATGACAGTAGCTGAGAAAATGAAACAGTTGTTGCATGAAAACGGATTATTGCCAGGTGAGGCGGAAGCCATCCTGAAAATGGCCAAGGCAGACCCACGTTTCGGAGACCTTGAGTGGGATAGTCATTACCCAAATCCTGTGGAAGCAGTAGCATGGATGTACACCAAACAAATAGCCGTAGTCTGGATCGACGCAAACAAGCCGAAGCATGTTGCGCGAATGTTTCTGGTGGACACGAAACCTGGAGAATGACATGACACAAGATCAAATCGACAAACTCAGGGCTTTAGAGTCCGCATGTGGTTGTAGATTCGAAACTCAAGACTCTGAGCTTTGGCCCAATAGCACACTTCTCAGGTTGATTGAGTCTGAGCCTTATATGGTGCGCTCGTTTATGGTTGATATTCAGGATGGCAAGTATATCAAGGAGGCCTGCAACGCGGTGCCGGACCTGATGGACGAAATCGAGCGACTGAAATCCGAAAACGATCACATCAAGGACGATTTGCTGCGATACGTAGAAATCGCAAAAACGGCGGTAGAACGAATCAAGGTCCTTGAAGACGCGCTTGAAATAAACGGGAAGGAGCTTGCGAGACAGATCGGCGCAACCAACAAGGCAGAGACGAAGGCGCTGAATCTCCAGAAGGTTGTTGAGTACTACGGCGCGCCTGAGCACTGGCGGTGGGTGCGGATGCATGGAGAGGACAAGGACCAATGCGAAGTAACTATGGACGGCGGACAACGAGCGCGTGAGGCGCTGAAGGATGCCAAATCATGAAATGCTGTTTCTGTGGGCTGAAATACGCTAAGACGCTCTTGCCCGGCAAACATATGGCGCATCGCGATTGCTTCCTGATGGAGTACCCGTCGTCAGGCAAGGACGGGTTGGACACCGAGTTAATTTCCGGCTTGCGCAAAGAAGTCCGCAAGTTGCGTAGGAGGCTGGCGAAATGACAGCACAACAGAGAATCAAACACGGACAGCGCAGATGCGAGGCGAGGAATCTCGACTACGTTGACGGATCGTGGATCGACGGCGAATGGCAACCGGGATGGTTTCAGCATTGGCTTGAGCAGACAGCCGCTGGGATAGTCGAGTGTGATTCTGGCGAGGTAGGAATATTTTCGGCTGACGGCGGGATCAGATTCACTGATGTGGAGGTGGCGAAATGAGCCGAGCTGAAACCCTGAAATACGCATCGGCGCTCGAAGCTGTCGGCTACGACGGCCTGTATCTGCCGCACGAATGCGCCTGCAAGACGGACGATCTTGAGCCGTGCGAGTTCGGCGCGTCTCCGGAATGCCTGCCGGGGTACGTGTGCGAGTGTGACTGCGGAGACCACGATTATCACATAGGAGCGGAATAGGAATGAGCACGAAAATCGAATGGGCAAGAAACGCGGACGGCACGCAAGGCAAGACCTGGAATCCGATCGTTGGGTGCAAGGAAGAATCTCCAGGTTGCGCCCGCTGCTACGCGCTGCGGATGGCACGGCGACAAGTCGCGATGGGAACACGCGGGTATTCTGAGGTCGTGACCGGTGACGAGTGGAACGGCAAGTCCGTCCTTGTCGAGTCCGCGCTTGAGAAGCCGATGCACTGGCGGAAGCCACAAACCGTGTTCGTGTGCTCGATGTCGGATCTGTTCGCGGAAAGCGTGCGCGAGGAATGGATTGATCGCGTGTTTGCCGTGATGGCGCTCACGCCACAACACACCTACATTCTGTGCACGAAGCGGGCTAAGCGGATGTATGAGTACGTCACAAATCGCATGTACACCGAAGGCGTAGACGATCTGTGGCAGGCGATAGAGGATCTTGGCGGGAATGTTGATATCTCCCCGCCGCTACCGAACGTCATCGGCATGGTGACAGCCGAAAACCAAGAGATGGCCGACATCCGCATCCCGTGGCTGTTGCGCACGCCGTTCGTATCGCGGTGGGTGTCTGGCGAGCCGTTGCTGGGGCCGTTGGATATTCAAGAGGTGTCGACGGCGGGGATTGGTTCGGCAGCCGGAAACAAATTATCGGATTGCCTGCACGGCGTAATCGTCGGCGGTGAATCCGGCCCAGGCGCGAGGCCGATGGATCCTGAGTGGGTGCGCTCCGTGCGCGATCAATGCGCCGAGGCCGGCGTCGCGTTCAACTTCAAGGGATGGGGCGAGTGGATGCCGGTTGATGAAATCGGCTTCGACTGGGAGCGCGAAAGCCACAAGAAATTGTTCGTAGCATTCGATGCGAAAACGCAGACATGGACGGAACAATCCTCGTACATGGCCGCCACATGTGCTGGAGGGGAAATTCTTATGCGCGTCGGCAAACAGCGCGCAGGCCGCATCCTCGACGGACGCACGCACGACGATTGCCCGGAGGTGGCGATATGATTGACCTCGCGAAGTACGACAAAAGAACCAAAGAAATCAACGAACTACATCCGGCGAATCGTTTCGACGAGCGCAATCGCTTGGCGATTGAATACCTTAAGGAATGGATAGACGACAAAGATGAGCAATGCGGGGCGGAAGCCGTGTGTGTGGCCGTCAACATCTCAAGAGGATTTGGAGCGAAGCTATGACGGCAAAACTGATAGTTCACGACTTGATTGCGGACGGGACGCAAAACGGAACGATGCCCGGCGAGAGCGTGTACAACTACGCGAATTACGCCGATCTTGCGCATGGTTGGTTACATGCAGGAACGACGTTCGACGTCGAGATCGCAGGGTTTTCTCCAGACGAAGAAGCCGAGATGAGCGAGGCGTTGCAACGCGGGGCGCGGTTCGCGTTCCTGCTGGAACCGGAGGTGGAACAATGACGGACAAACTGAAGCTATACATGGGCATAAAGTATCGGTCGCACGAGTGGATTCTTTCCGCTGCCGGAATTCGTGACAAACAGAAACGCTCGGAAGCGGCACGAGCAATCGGCGTGCATGAGCTTGCGGCGTGGATGCTCGGGCTGGACGAACCGACAATAGAGAGCATCGCCAAATGCCTTGATCGCAACACGGCAACGCACATCGACATTCCGTATGGGTGGTTCGGAAACAGAAACTCCACGAGCACATGGATGGTGCGCGTATTCGACAAGGACAAGAAGACAGGCCCGCGCGAATTCTCAGATCTGAATCTCGCGGCGGTTGATGATTTGCGCGAGTTGCTCGATCTGTTGAGCGGGATGAAGAATCCTGCGTTTTTGCGTTGTCTCGAAACTCTCCAGCAAGACAAGGCGAAGGTGCACATCTTCGATGGCGACGCGATTCAGGCGAAGACTTGCAACTCGGCGTACATCTCATTGGACAAACTCAAGACGGTACTCGCCTTGAGCAACGAAGACGACATGAGGCGCGGGCCTGAATACCGCGAAATGATCTGGAGCGAGCGGCAAGGGTTTTTCGACGGGAGCAAGAAGCTCAATCTCGACTCGGAGCACGCGTACAACTCGCACGTGTTCACGATGCAAGAGGGTTGGCGCGTCATCGGCAACGTGTACATCGATAGCGCGTTCCTGTTGCCGCCGAAAGCCGAGAGCGAGGCGGACGCATGACAACCCCGTTCAAGCCGCTGGGCCGTAAGGCATACGGACACATCCCACACCTTCCAGGATCGCGCATGGGCGAAGGAGATCACAAATGCCACGAAGGGCATGCGCGCATCGCAACAGAGCGTACCCGAGACCGACACGACCGCGTCATCGTCACCGAGAAGCTCGACGGCTCCTGCTGCGCCGTCGCCAACATCGACGGGCAGATCTGCGCGCTTGGGAGGTCTGGCTATCTCGCTAAATCAAGCCCGTACGAGCAGCATCAACTGTTTGCCTACTGGGTGCGTCGAGAGCAAGACAGGTTCCGGCATCTTCCGGAAGGCTACCGCATCGTCGGTGAATGGCTGGCACAGGCACATGGGACGCGGTACGAGCTTAATCCACTTACAGAGCCATTCGTCGTGTTCGATGTTTTCGATGAGCACAATATTCGGGCGTCAACAAGCGACGCAAGATATTTTGCGTCCACATGTCAACTAGACAGCCCATATGTAATACACGCAGGAGATCCAATCTCAATCGAGCGAGCCATAGAGATGCTTGACTCCGGGCAAAGAGGATCTGAACGCCACTACGGCTTTCACGGAGCCACTGAGCCGGTCGAGGGGGCTGTGTGGCGCGTTGAACGTGAAGGAACGTTCGACTTCATGTGCAAGTGGGTGCGTCCAGACAAGATTGACGGTAAGTATCTGCCGGAAATCAGCGGCGGCGATGCCGTGTGGAATTGGAGGCCGTGATGAGATGGCTCGTGATTAAGACGTTCCTAGAGTTCCTGTGGCACCCGACGTGTGGGCGCGCGCAATGCGTCTGTATCGTGATGGAGCCGTTTGTGTGCATCCAAGGAGCACGTTACATGAAAGGGTATTTTCGCAAGGCTGCTCAATACAAAGAACGGGCGAATAGTTTGAACATGTGTGAAAGAGAGGTAAGCTGATGACCATCCTCGAACGCAAAGCCCGAAGCGCGATCCTCTCTTTCTGCAAGTCGAAGGGCCACAAAGTCCAGCGAGTCCGCCACATCCACCCGCGCGCGTACGTGCTGGCAAGGTTCGCGCCGTCCGCTATCGTCATTGGGTTCCCGTGGCAGGACTCAGAGCCACATCCACGGGAACTTGAGCGCGCAATGGGAACAAACAGCCGTATCAGCAATATGTTCGAGGCTGGCATTCGGCCCGGCGACTGGGTGTCGATCGGATACGTCGTCGGCCAACACGGAACGTGGACTGTGGCCGTGAAGGCTGTCGAATGAACGCATCCTATCCCATCCTCAGTGAACACCTAGACGATGCTGACTTCCAGCAGGCCCGCTTCGCTTTGCGCGAGCGAAGAACGTATCGCACTGAACAGGGATCGCACGAAGATAACAAGTGCCACAGGGCGAACCCGGCAGACAGCGCGCTCGCTGAACGTCTTGCCGTGGCCGGCATCGACGTGAGCGACGGCGACTTCATCCTGATGTGCGAGTTGCAGGACAGTGGCATGACGCAAGACGAGGCAATCCACTTCGAGAAGGAGTAGCGAATGCAAGACAAGAAACCAAGAGCGCGCGATGCCGAAGTCGTATCGGTTCAAACGCCAATAGGCCCTGTTCGTATGGTGATAAAGGCCAATAGGTATCGACGCATCGCGTGTGCGCGGCGCGCCACACTCAAGGAGAAGATGATCGAATGGGCCGCTGAATGGTTTCGCGATTACGAGTCCGCTAGAATCGTCACTATCAGGAATCGACCGAAACGCATCACAAAGAGAGTGCGCGAGGAAGCGGAACATAAGCTCAGGCCGCTCGATGAGCCAGTGAAACGCAAACCGCGTGTTGCGTCATTGTCGGAAACGTGAAGGAGATCTGATGCAGAAACGGAAGCCGCGCGCCTCAAACAAATGCGAACGCGCATTTTTCTCAGTCAAGGCGAACTCGCGGAAACTCGCCTACGCCAGGTATCAACAGGGCGCGACCGACGTTCAGGTTTTGGCCATGGCCGTCAAAGAAATACTCCGGTTCCTTGAGGAAGGCCGCGTGCCAGAACATGTACGCAAGATGGCCCTTGAGGCGTGTGTACAGGAAATCGAGTCTGGTGAATTGAACGACACGTGCAGTTGGGACAAGACACTATGAAGAACAAAGAGATCGTCGGGACGATGTTTTGGATAGCGGCAGTCCTGTTCTTTGTGGCTGCGGCGATATTGCTCGCCCAAGGACTTATCGAATGAATCTCGCGGGGCGCCTTGGGCGCGCCAGTCATCGCTTTTACTAAAGTAAAAGCTCTAAAGGACGCGCGCGCGCGTATCTATGGCGAGTTGTAGAAACCACAATAGGAGCATGATACAGTGAGAGAAATCTGCCACATCTTTATAAAGACTGGCTGTCAAGACAGCTGGAAGACGGCGGACTGCCAGAGGATATACGAGATTACCGAGGCTGACCACCAATGGCTAATTCGCAAGTATGGCGAAGAAAACAAGCATGGCGAAGGAAAACCAAAAACACTCGTCGCTGCGCAGGTTCTTCTCGCCTTCGCGGCCCTGGGGTTGGCGTCTTTTCTTGCTGTGATGTCGTATGGAATCTGGATGATTTTTCTTTCCGCAACGTGAAGGATGGTTTTGAAATGAGCAAACGAGGATCGTGGAAGGCAATTAATGGCATGTCCGCCATTCACCTCTGTGAGCTAATCGAGAAATACAAAGACAAGCTATCAGAGAAAGAGGTGCGCGTCATGAAGTTGAGATTAGGGATCGCAGACCCTCTTTCTCCGCCGTGCACAATACGTGAGATTGCGGAGAAGATGAACCTGAGCGAAAGGCAGATACTGAAAATATGCGATATCGGGCTTATTAGGCTCCTTAAAATGCCTCCAGGATCATTTGAGCATCCGCCTAGCCATCCGATGTGCAAGCACCCAATTCAGTAAGTCTCAAGCGACTACAATCGCCCGATTTGAATGTACAGCGCGGTAGTTCGAGAGAGAAAGGGATGACATAATGGACACGCGTGAAATATGCAGGGTATTCGGGATACTGCCGAAGTATTTACACATGTATGGGACCGGCTCTCCAATTGAGGCGGTATTCCCAGAATTCAATACAAGCGAAGAGGCTGCCTATCTGCTGAGCAAGCTGAAAGGTTTTGCGGTTGGACCTAACGATAACGAGTGCTTCCGGTTCTACATTGTCTCGGATCCGCCTTCCGCTTCCAAGGATTACTCGTCATTCTGCAAGGCCGTTCTTGCCGCTGCTGAGCATTACATCTCCAGCGAGATTGCCTGATCTGAATGTACAGTGCGGTAGGATGAACGTATGATGTTAAACAATAAACAGAGAGCGTTCGTGACGGAATACGTCAAAGATTGGAACGGCACACAGGCCGCGATCCGTGCCGGGTATTCGAAAAGAACGGCAAATGAACAGGCCGCGCAACTATTAGCGAAACTTAGTATCCAAGAAGAGATCGGGCGCATTCAGAGTGAAACGCGTTCTTCCGCAATTGCAACAAAAGACGAACTGTGCGAGATTCTGACTGCAATAGTGCGCGCAAACGTTCCTGACTACAGTGGGCCGTGCGGCGGAATTGACATGAACGCCGGGGACCCGCGTGCAATTCAAGAGCACTCGCAAAACGAACTCGGAACCAAGCTGAAAATGCACAGCAAGATTGCGGCGGCGCAACAGTTATGCAAGATCCTCGGGTTCGAAGCGCCAGCCAAACAAGAAATCACCGGAAACATAGTATACCGCGACCCGTTGCACGATGACCTATAACCGCGCGTTCAAGCCGACCGCTGCGCAACTGGTGGCGCTTGATATCCTTGGAAGCCCAGCAAGTGAAATCCTTCTATACGGAGGTTCCCGCTCCGGCAAGACGTTCATCTTCCTCTACTCGATTCTGTACAGGGCGATCAAGGCAGCGGGTTCGCGACATGCGATTCTCCGTCGCCATTTCAACACCGTCAAGCAATCCGTCGCCCTCGACACGTTCCCGAAAGTCTTGCGGACATGCCAGCCAGATCTCGTATGCCCTATCAACAAGACGGACTGGTTTGTCCAGTTGCCAAACGGTTCAGAAATCTGGTTTGGCGGGCTGGATGACAAAGATCGCGTAGACAAAATTCTCGGTAAAGAGTTCGCGACGATCTGGTTCAACGAGTGTTCGGAAATATCGGCGGACTCAGTCGAGACTGCAATGACGCGACTGGCCCAAAAGACGGCGCTCAAGAACAGGGTTTACTTTGACTGCAACCCTCCGTCGAAACGGCATTGGGTATACAAGCGATTCTTCGGCGATGGAATTGACCCGGCGTCGCATGCGTCGATGCGCATGAACCCGTCAGACAACCGCGAGAACATCGCGGAGGGGTACATCGAGAACGTCCTTGAAAAGCTGTCCAAGACCAAGCGGAAGCGTTTCCTGGAAGGCAAGTTCGATGACGAGGTCGAGGGGGCGCTCTGGACGCAATCCGAAATCGACCGTGACCGCGTACATCGAATCCCCGCCAACGTCGACCTTGCCCGCGTGGTTGTCGCGCTTGACCCGTCCGCAACGTCAACCGGAGACGAAGCAGGCGTCGTAGTGGCCGGCAAAGGCACGGACGGGCATTATTACGTCATGGACGATATGAGCGTCCAGGGGAGCCCCGCAACATGGGCACGCGCGGCCTGTACGGCTTACTACAGGCACAAGGCAGACAGACTGGTGTACGAGTCCAACCAGGGCGGCGAAATGGTTGCAGGCACGATTGAGGCCGTTGACAAGAACGTCCCAGTCATGCCCGTCCACGCATCGCGCGGAAAGATCACGCGCGCCGAACCTATAGCGGCGCTAAGCGAGCAGGGACTTGTCCATATGGTTGGAGAATTCGCGCTTCTCGAAGACGAACTGTGTCAGTGGAGCGCCGGGGATCCGGATAGCCCGAACCGGCTTGACGCCATGGTGTGGGCGCTCACAGAGCTTTCCGGCGGCGTCGATGTCAAGTACGAATATGAGGCGCTCAAGGGGATAGGGGTCTTCTAAGGGGTTCCCTCTTCAGGTTTTGCCTTTGTCGAAACCTGTACACTGCGCTTGACTGTCTGCATGGCAGACGCTGATCTTAATACGCAGCATCCCGACTACGTTGCGACGGAAGCTGTCCGCACGGTTGCGCGAAACCTCTACGACGGGGCCGCAACCGTCAAGGCGGCTGGCGACACGTATTTGTTTCAGGGGGACAACGAGACAGACTCGAACTACCTCCTACGCTCCGCCCGCGCGGTATACGAGAACTACCCAGCCAAAGTCGTAAACGCCCGCATGGGTTTGCTGTTTCGCAAAGCCCCGACACGCAAACTCCCGCCACGCCTTGCCGAATTCGAAAACAACGTCGATAAGCGCGACACGTCGGCTTCCGTGTTCTTCGAGGGAGTCGTGAGAAACGCGCAAGTGGACGGCATCTCATGGGTTGCGGTCGATATGCCTACCGCGCCGGAAGCCGGATTCGCGTCAAAAGGCGAAGAGGCGAAGGCGCAACACCGGCCATTCTTTGAGAGCATCCCGGCGGCAAACGTCATCGACTGGGAAGTGGATCCGGTAGACAACAAGCTTCTTTGGGCCGTCGTTACCGAAACCGAGAAGGCTGTGCGCGAAACTCCAGGCGTAGCCGCCGAAGACGTGACGATTCACAAGGTGTGGACTCGCACGACATGGGAACGGTACGAAGACGACGCTCTCGTTTCGCACGGCGAAAACACGTCTGGTGTTGTGCCGCTGGTGCCGTTCTTCGGAATCAAAAACACCGATTTCAGCGGATGGCCGGTCACGCGCGACATTCACGATCATGCGATTCTGATTTACAACAAGACCAGCGATAAAGACTGGTTTGAATACCTCATGGCTCACCCGGTGGCATACGTCATTGGGCCGAAAAAGCCGGAGAGATTCGACACGGGCCAGGGGTTCTTCGTTGATTCCAGCCAGGCCGGATCCGCGCAAATATCACTTGGCTATCTTGAGCCGTCGTGCTCTGGACTTGCTTCCATTCAGGAGTCAATAGATCGGCTTGTCGAGAGCATCTACCAGATCGCGCTCGCACAGGCTAAGAAAGACAGCGCACAAGTGCAGTCGGCGGACTCCCAGCGCGAAGACCGGCACGAGTTCAAATCCTCGCTCATTTCCACAAGCCTTGCTGCCGAATCCGCAGAATCGCAGGCATGGCAGATCATGGCGATCTGGGCCGGTGACACCGGCGCAATCGAGGTTTCCTACAACCGCGATTTCGATGACGCGTCCATTGATTCCGGAATGATTTCCATCATGTCAGGCCTGGTGGCGTCAGACCAGCTCACGCTCAAGACATTCCTTGAAACCCTTCAGGCGGGTGAACAGCTTCCGCCCACTTTCGACGTTGCCGCCGAACTTGCAGCGCTCGAACAGCAACGCGCGGCACGAGCGGAAACCAACATAGACATTACCGCGGAGGAACATTCCGATGGACAGTGACAACAAACCAAAACCGCCGAATCCCGGTTTGACGGAGAACATTCCAGCAAGCCCGATGCGCCCGGCTGCAGACACGAAGGCGATCCGCGACGCGGCGAATCAGGTAGCGCGCGCCAACTCGCTTATTTCTGAGTCAATCGCGGCGCTCGAATCAATCCAAAGGCGCGATACATCGCGTTTTGCACGTCAACGAATTGAGGAAGCGCTTCGCCTGTTGCGCAGCGCATGAAGTGATGGCGTACGCGCGGCCTTACAGCGCGGCGAAGACACGGGCTCATACCCGGCACGGTAACGCGAACCGATAATGCGGAAATAGAGGAACAAACATCATGGATTTCAGAATTGGACAAGGCGGCACGCTAATCGGCGAAGACGGGAAACCGTTTGTTGTCGATGGGAAAGAAATCAAGGTTGACATCGAGGATCAGATCAAGGACCGGCTCGAACGCCAGCGCGCGCAACTGACAAAGGAACTGTCCGCAAAAGACGATCAGATCCGGGCGTTGAAAGCGCAGACCGCGAGAACACCGGAACTTGAGCTGATGCTTGTTGACCTGCAATCGCAGAAACGCGAACTGGAACAACAAGCTCAGGAAACGGCCACGAAACTTTCCGAAGCGGAACGCTCGGCAGAACAACGTGTCGCCAGTCAGTTGGGCCAGTTCAAGACCGAAGCGGAGCGGTACAAGCAAGAGCTTGAATCGGAACGCCAGGCCAGATTGCGCGAGCAGATCACCAACGTGATTCACGGCGCCGCAAAAGACAAGTTCAACGACGTAGCCACGGACGTTGTTCCTCACCTGCTCCAAGCCCACAAACGCGAGCCCGAACTCGGACCGGACGGTAAGCCCGTCGATGGCAAGTTCAAAGACCTGTTCGAAATCCGCTTCAAGAAAGAAGACGGATCCGACGCGTCCGAACTGATGCCGGTCGATAAGGCGCTTGACATTTGGGGCCAGATGCATCCGCACCACGTCCGGGCAACCGGAGGGAGCGGGTCGGGCGGCGGGAACTATATTCCCGGCGCGTCAGGAATGAAACGCAGCCAAATGAACCCGAAAGACAAATCGGATTTCATAGACAAACACGGAAAGGCGGCATACGGAAAGTTGCCGCTGTGAGGTAACTAACCATGGCGTACACACGTAACACCTTTATAATTTACGACGACCAGTTCCAAACGGGCCTTGAGGAATCCGTCGCGCAAAACCTTGCGTTGTTCAACGGCTCCTCGAAAGGCGCGATTGTCCTGAAGTCCGAAGCGTTGCAGGGAGACTATTCGCAAGGCGCGATGATGCTTCTGCCGACGGATGGCGACAACCACCGCGACCCGAACAGCGTCGCCGCAGTGAGCGATATCGATCTCGTGCAGGGCGAACTTGTCTCCGTGAACATCTGCCGTCGGCAAGGCCCGTTCGCCAAAACGCTTGACGCTTGGGCGCAGATTGAAGCCGATCCGGGCGCGCTTTCCATCCTCGTCGGCACGTGGCTTGGCCAACTCAAGGCCCAGCAGATGGTGAAATCGTCCATCTCGGCTCTGGTGAATGCGCTCTTGACGCAAAGTTCACTCACTTTCGACGCGACCGCCGAAACCACGAAAACGCTCACCACGCAGAATCTCGCGAAAGGTTTCGCAAAGATGGGCGACCGCGCGGAATCGATCACGTGTCTCGTGATGCATTCGCTCGATTACTACAACTTGGTGGACAACCAGCTCGGCGACAAGATGGACACCATCGCCGGGCTGATCGCGTACGGCGGAAACGCCGCGACGCTTGGCCGCACCGTGATCGTAACCGACGAATCCTCGCTGATTACGGCGGTAAGCGGCGAGACAACCGTCCGCTACATCCTTGGCCTGCAATCGAGTGCGGCGGTCATCAAAGACAGCGCGCAGTCTCCGCTCGAATACGAGGTTGAGCTTGCCAAGGCAAACCTCATCGGGCGCATCCAGGGCGAATACACGATGCAGCTCGGCCTGCGCGGGATGGCGTGGGACATGACCGGCGGCGGCGCAAACCCGAACGATGCAGCCATCGCAACGGGCTCGAACTGGACCAAGGTGGCGTCAAGCGTCAAAGACCTGCCCGGCTTCGTCATCAAGGTGAACTAGACCAAACTGGCGGCGGGCAATTCAGAAATGGATTGCCCGCCGCACACATGAGGAGCACATGATTCTACTCGTTTTCGTCAAGCCGGATGACACAATCGGGCGCGCTTGTGTTTCCGGCCTTTCTGCGCTTGGCCACCGTCCGCGCCTCCGCAACGCGCAACACGTCAAAGACTGCGAAGTTGAGACCTGCGACATGGTTGTGTGTGATGCTGGATGGCATGCACAGAAAGTCATCTCCGCATACGGGAAAGCCGGTATCCCTGTAATCGTTGTAGGCGATCCGATCTTACCGATGGATGGGTACAAATCCATCACGCTCGATTCATGGGAAGGGATCCCACCGGTCGAATGCCCAAATGACCGCGCCGTTTCCATTGGGGCTGCACCTCGGTTCGGGTTTGACGGCAATGTCCTAACGTTTGACGGAGCACAGATCGCCGAATGCGGCGAAGAATGCGACGCCGAATCAGTCGGATCGCGCCTCGCATATGCTGTTTGGAGCCTGAAAGAAATCGAATCGGGCGCGCCGTTTGCCTTCATATTCGACGTGATTTCCGGTAAGGAGATTGTACCGACCGAACCTGAGATCGTTGAACCTGAGCCAGCCTGTGAAGCCGTCGAGGCAGCAAAGACGGAAGCCAATACGGAACTGAAAGAAATCTCTGTCCCGAACGAACAAAAGCGCCGCGGGCGTCCGCCGGGGAGGAAAAGCAAGTGAGCGGTACAACTCTGTGGTTGACCGAAGAAGAGGCAGACGCCTATTTCGTCACGCGCCTATGGGCGTCGGCTACTTGGCTTGTGTCGGGCGTCGACAAGACCGCCGCGCTGACAACGGCGCAGTCCGATCTTGAATCGTGTGCCGATTACGATTTCACGGATTACGTAGCCGCGCCTACGGACGCCATGAAGAATGCCGTATGCGAGCAGGCGTTGTTCCTGCTCCAGAATCCCGAAATGGAAGAACGTCTTGCATTGCGTTCGCAGGGCGTGACAGCCGCCGGAATCGTCCAGGAAACATACCTCGATTCGCCAAACACCAGCGTTGTTATTTCGCCGCGCGCGATCAAGATCCTCGGCGCGACGTACGCCGCCACAACGGGCAACGCGTTCGAGGTTGTCCGATGATTTACGTGCACAAGGCGATGCAGCGGATCCGAGATGCGCGTGTAGTTGTGGGTGCCGACGGGGAGATCAGAAGCAGATTGTCACTTGAACGCGATCCGCCGAAGCGCGGCCATGGATTGGCCCCGAACAACAACCGCCGCGTCACTCCCGCACAACCAGCGAAGTTTGCCGGCAAAATGCTTCACGAAGTCATGCCTGAAAAGTCATGGGCCGGGCGTCGATGCTTCCTGATCGGCGGCGGGCCGTCACTGAAAGGCTTTGATTGGGCGCGTCTGCACGGCGAGCTTGTCATCGGAATCAACCGGGCGTTCGAAGTCATTGACCCGGCGATCCTGTATTCGATGGACATCGGATGCTTCTATGCGTGGGCCAATACTGGCCAGCTACCGCCGTCCGCGTCGATGACATCGACGCAACTCACTGAGCGCTACAAATCGCTCAAGGCAACCAGGGTCATGCAGCTTGGCAAAGACCAGGACCGCCTTGACGCTGGCATTTATGGAATCGATACCGATTCGAACGTTGGCGGTAACCCATCGCTTGCACGTGGGATCCTTCCAAACACGAATTCAGGGTACGGGGCACTTGCGCTGGCCATCGCTATGGGGGCGTCGGAAATCTACCTGCTCGGCTATGACATGGGAGCCGGGACCGACAGCCCAAAACAATCGTGGTGGCACGACGGATACGCCACCGTACAGGGGAGCATCGTCTACAAGCGGATGCTCGTGGATTTCGATCACAGCGCCGAAGAATTCAAACAGCGCGCGCGGATCGTGAACCTGAACCCGGCGTCGAATCTCCGACATTTCGAGTTTGGAAACATCGAGGACATTCAGCCGACGCCAGCGAAGCCGCTTGTTGTCGGATACTACACAATCGGAACGCCGTACGAGGCCGAAGCGCGCGAAATGGAACGCTCAGCGCATCGCATGGGGCTTGACGTTGTTCTTCGTGGAATCGAAGTGCGCGGTTCGTGGGTGGAAAATTGCGCGGCCAAGCCGGAAATCATCCGCGATGTCCAGGCCGAATTCCCGGACAGGGCGATCCTGTACGTGGACGCCGACGCCCGGTTTCAGCGATACCCGGCGTTGTTTGATGGTTGCAACCTCGGCGACATGGCGTGCCACCGACTGGGGGCCACAGACGAATTGCTGAGCGGCACGCTGTATTTCGGACCAACGCCAGCCGCGCGCGCGCTTGTAGAGGCATGGATCGAAGAATGCAAAGCGAATCCTCTTTCTCGTGAATCACGCGCTTTGAGCAATGCAATGACGCGTTTCGGCGGAGATGTGAGATCGTTTCCCCCTGAATATTGCCGCGTCCGCTTGAATGGCAAACAGCATTCCGGCGATTCCGTAATAGAAATCGGAAATGGAAAAGAAAAGACCGTCTATGTAAACGGGTATCTTGGGTTCGGGGACAATATATCGCAGCGCCCGTTCATAAAGCGGCTGTCGAAAACTCACGACAGGGTGTACCTTGAAACGCCGCTCCCGGAACTCTATTTCGATATTCCAAACGTCGCGTTTGTCCGTCCAAAGACAAATCTGCGCACACAGATGAAGAACGTAAGCGCCTCAACGTGCAAGTTCGTAGAGCGCCCGACAGGCGTTCATGAATACGATTGGCGCGTCATGGCGGCAAGCGAGCCAGAGCCGCACAATCCACACGAGTTCTACGCGCGTCTTGTTGGAGGCTCATACGATTTCAAGCTTCCTGTCCGTCCGCAATGGATCGAGGCCGCCTACGATGCGCTGAAGCCTTTCCCGTTACGCGACAAACCAAAGATCTGCCTCATCAAGTGGCCAACGGTTCGAAAAGAATGGAGAGTCGAAAGCCGATGCCCGTCTGTTGATGCGTTTCAGCGCGCAATAGACAGGGTTCGCAAAGATCACTGGATCGTTTCCTGGAATGATCTAAAGGATGGGGAAGAATGGCTTGTCGGGGAACCGAAGAACGTTGATATTGCGTTCGATCATGGGGAACTTTCATTCACAACGATCTGTGGACTGTCGGCGATATCCGATCTTGTCATCTGTTATCCGTCCGTGGCGATGCTCTTGGGGATTGCGACGCGAACGAAAACGCTGTGCCTGTTTGGCGGCCATCTTGGCCCGAAGAATCTTCTTTCGCCAAAGATGGGGCTTGAGCAGTTCTCCTATATCGAGCCGGACAATCCGAAATACATGCCAGGAAGCAATTACCACATCGACACGACGGTATCGCCAAAACGTCTAGATGCGGCTGTAGACGATCTTCTTTCGCGCGCGCCGTTGCCTCGAAAATGCGCATCCGTAGCCATTCCTCCTGGAATTGGCGATATGCATTGGATAGCGCTGAAACTTGATAGCTTCAAGAAGAAGAATGAGATCGATCATTTGACGGTAGTCGCGCATCAGGACGCCGGCCATCAAAACAGCCTTTCCTACCTTCAGTCTTTGTCATTTGTCGATGCTGTTGAAGATCGCGGGTATCTATCGTGCTGGAAATTCGGCGCGCCACGCCACGAATTGCGCACAATCAGAAAGAGCTTGTGCGGATGCGACTACGTTATCGAGTTCAACAGCGATCTGGAAGACGGGAAACGCCTTGAAGACATTCTGCCGGAATACGAAGTCGATTGGAACATGCCAATCTCGATATCCGAAGAAGATGTCTCATGGGCGGAATCGATAACGGATGGAATACCACCCGTCTTGTTCTACGGTTCATCGAATTCAATGAACCGGGCGTGGGCAAAGCAGACTTGGAATTCGGGCGATTGGGCGATATTGGCGCGCCTTGTATTTGAAGATACCGGCCACAAGCCATTCATGATTGGGCAGACGTGGGACGCCGACTTCTCGAAAGAAATACAGAAGCATCCGGACGGAGACTACATTCGTTTCATCGTCGGCAAAACTTCTCTCGGCCAGGTGTTTGCGCTTCTGAAGTCGTGTGCGGCCACAGTGGCGTTTGCGTCCGGGCTCCCAATCATGTCCACGCACTTCAGAAGGCCAACTGTCATGCTGTGGCCGGAGCGCGGCGTGACGCCGGATGCGCATTTCGACAAGCCATTCCAAACGTCGTGGGTTCCTCCTGACATGCTTGAATCTGGAAAGTATGTGCCGATGTCTTTCGGGGCGACAAAGACAACTCCGCAAGGAATTCTTGAGAAAATGAGGGGAATCATCTGATGCCGATACTGGATTCGTTTGCGGAACATACCGCGCTGCAAAAGACAACGTGCATCTACACTCGCGGCCTAGCGTGGTGGATAGACGTTGGCTATGGGTTCCTGCAAGTGGAAGATCCAAAGGAAGACTACTTCGAATACTACAGATCTCTGGAGGCCACGCAGATCGGAATTGATCTGAACAGGTTTCGGTCTGAACTTGTTCGGAAATATATGGCAGGCGGAAAGGTTCTTGACGTTGGGATCGGAGATGGAGCGTTCATGCGCGCTGCTGAAAGCCTCGGGATCAACGCCGTAGGTTTCGACGTTGACGCAAAGTCGATTGATCACCTCAAGGAATCGGGAGCATTCTGCGATCCGTACGTTGACGGATTTGACGGCATTTCGGCCGTCACGATGTGGGATTCGCTTGAACACGTCCAATTCCCGGAAGTCCTGTTGAGCGCGATTTCGCATCAAATGGTGTTCGTATCCATACCTATCTTTCGCGACCTAGACCACGTCTTGAAGTCAAAGCATTTCAAGCCCAACGAACACTGGAGATACTTCACGCGGGATGGGTTCAGGGCGTTCATGCAATTTCATGGGTTCTCTTTCGTTTCGGTGTTGGACGGCGAAACGCAGATCGGGCGCGAGGATATACTCACGTTCGTTTGCCAGCGGCCAGTAAACGACTGATGCGAAAGCGCCGGCCAATCTGTGAAGCAACGCTGTGCTGCATCCCGTTCAAGGTTTTCGCATGCGATTTCGGCGGATCGTTCGATTGCACTACGCGAGAAATTGAGATCGGGATAGGCCGCGAGTCATGGGAATATTCCGTGTCCGTGCTTCTTCACGAGGCCCTTGAATGCGCGTTCGCACTGAAAGACATGCGGTTCTCGAATCCGTCTCACTACGACTCGCATGATTCGTACGTGTTCCAATTCAACCATCATCAATTCAGCGATGCAATCGAGGAAGCTGGGATATTCGTAGCCGACGTGATGCCGAAACTGCTAGTTGCATGGAACAGGAAGCATAAGCAATGACCGGCATGCCTCCAGAGCTATCGCGTGCCGCACAGGCGCGGATAGATTCGCTTGTCGAGGCATACAAGAAAGCACAGACGCGCCTCAACAAGATGCTGACAAAGGCGTCTTTGACGGATTTCCAGTCGTTCAGGATTAACGAACAACTGACGCAAATCAACCGTATCATCGACGCGCTTGACAAGGCCGCCAAAGACACGACAAAGGCGCTTGTGCCAGAGCTATACATGCAAGGGGCCGACATAGCCGCAGAAGCCATGCGCGAGTACGGCAAAGACGTTGCCGACATCAACATGGGCAACAAGATCCACACTGCCGCAGTTCAGGCGCTCACCGATCAAATGGCGTCCGATTTGTTGTTTGCGGATGAATCGCTTCGGACGTATTCGCGCAAAATCCTTCGCCAAACCCAACAGGTTCTCATCGACGAATCGCAGATCAACGAGATCATCTCGCGTGGAATCATCGAAGGAGAAACGCGCCGGGCGGTATCAAGCACGTTGCGCAGGAAAATCGAGGAAGCCCTCGACGGCGGCATGAAAGTCGAGGTTCGCGGCAAGGACGGCAAGACGCGGAAATACGACCCGGAATATTACTCCGAGATAGTCGTGAAAACGCGGACTCGCGAATGCGTCACGGAAGGCAGCGTCCGTTTCGGGCAACAGAATGGCGTCTACCTGTTCATCGTCTCGGTGCATGACAACCCGTGTCAGGAAATCTGCCAAGCGCGGCAAGGGAAAGTCTACTCGACAATCGATGGAACCGGCTTCCCGGACATGGATAGGCGCCCCCCTTACCATCCTTCGTGCCGCCACGTCTTGATCCCGTTTGTTGCCGCCGACGATGACGAAGAAGAGCGTCTGCGTGAGTTTTCGAACAGCGAAAAAATCACCTCGGATCTTAAGCACTACCAGAGCGTGATTAGCGGAAGATCGAAAGGGCTAAAATCCGATTGATACGAAAAAATCCTTTGTCGAAACCTGTACACTGCGCTTTACTGTGTATCAGCACTTCAAATCGAGTTCAAATACACAGGAGAAACGTAATGCAGGACGAAGTCTTCAGCCTTAAAGAAGCGGTAGAAAGAATCCCACTTGTAGATGGCAAACGCCCTAGCGTCGCTACACTATTCCGATGGTACGACAAAGGGTCAAGCGGGATAAAGCTCAAGTGCCTGCGGATCGGGCGCAAGCTATGCACAACGCAAAAAGATCTCGACGCATTCTTCAGGGAAGCCGGAGCCGCTGGCCCGCAACGCCACAAGCGTCGTGTGAAGAAACCCACAGGGGAAGCCGATAGCACATTCGATAGTGACGGCTTGAAGCCAGCCGCGTAACACATTCCTCTTTGGAGAAACCTGTACACTGCGCTTGACTGATAGGCATGAGCCTAGTCAAGCGATATCTGAACGAGACCGTCACGCTCGTTTCGAAAACGCTGGATACGTGGGGAGCACTCAGCGAAACCACAACCAGCGATGTGCAGGCTCGTGTCGATTGGAAAACCCGCCTCGTAAGGAACTTCGCCGGTGAACAAGTTGTTTCGGCTGGCACTGTCATTCTTCTTGAGATGCCGTCACATGAGTCTCTTGTACGAATCTCCGGGACAGACCACACCATTCTTGCCATATCCGAAAAACAGGCGTTCCGCGCCTCGCACTACGAGGTGTCCATCGCATGAGCATGGATATGGACATGATAAGGGGTTTCGAGCGACTCCTGCGGCACACTGCGTCAGGAGTCGAACGCGGCTTGGCACTGGCCGGATCGCGGATTCTTCAGGACAGCATTCTTGAAATCCCGGCGGTTCCGCTCGAAGAGGGCACGCTCAAGGGGTCCGGAAGCGTCCATGTCAACGGTAAGTTCGTAGAGAAATCTGCAAGCGTAGGCGGAAACCCGACTCCGAACACTGACCAAATCATGAGCGAGATCAAGTTGCGCGACACGATGAGCGCACTTGTCGGATTCAACACGCCGTATGCCGCCTATCAGCACGAAGAGGAACGTCAAGACGGAACGCACAAGGTCACAAACTACACGCATTCCGGGTCCGGCGGGAAGTTCCTCGAAAAGAAGCTGTTCGGGAACGCGTCACGTTATCTCGAAATCGTAGCGCGCACGCTCCGTCGGGAGCTTGGCAATGGCTGATGAAGGCAACAGCTATCTCCGCGCGATCTGCGAACTCCTTGTCGGGGATGACGGACCGGGTTCGCTTGCAATCGGCTCGACGCTCTTCTACGGATACCGGCCCCAAGACGCGCCGGACGCTTGTACGGTCGTAATGGACCGCGTAGGGGCAAGCGTCAACACCTATGTAACCGGCGTTCTAACCGCTCGCATCCAGTTCCTGACGCGCGGCCTTACCTATCCAGCCGCCGAAATAGAAGCACTTCGTATCGCCGCATACATCGCGGATTTGCGCGGGCAATTCATCGATGGGGATGGGTGGACATGGGTTATTCACAGCACGGATGTCACGTCTCCCGCTTTCATCGGGCAGGACGATAAATCGCGATTCGAATTCTCTGCAAACGTGAGCTTTAGGCTCAGAAAAATGGAGGTTTAACGCAATGGCACAGTTTCAAAACGGGCTCGATATCGGGCCGTGCCGACTGTTGATCGGCACCACAGTAATCGGCGACACGCTGGGCGGGATCAAGATCCAGCACTCGCTTGAAACCAAGGAAACGAAAACCGATCAGAAAGGCCGCGTCGGCAAGTACGTCCTGGACGCGATTGTCACGGGCGTGGGCGCGTTGACGCAAGCAACCCTTGCCGATCTCGCCGTGATGTTCCCGTGGCTTGATATCGACAGCCACGATACGCGCCTGTCGTTCAACAGCCCCATTGGGACAGACTTGCGCGACTACGCGGCGCTGGCGACGTTCAAGCCGATTGTCAACGGCGTCGTGAGCGTGACCGAGGGCGACTGGATTCGTATCCCATGCGCCGTGTTCGAACCGGATATCGACCTTCCTATGACCACGGAAGACCAAAAGGTGTTCGGCTTCAAGTTCGCCGGCTACCCGATCCTTGCCGCAGACATCGCGTCCGGCGGCCACCTGTATCCCAACACCGAGACGTGGGCGGCTGGCGAGTCAATGGTGTGGGGAGACTAGCAGATGCCGGTCTACCGACCTTCCGAAGAACTGAAAACGCGTCTTGCTGAGCCGCTTGTTGCCGAGATCGGCGGACGCGAATTCACCGCGCGACATATCACCATCGAGATGCTGAAGAAGCTAAGCGATACAACGGTCAAAGACGATCCGTCGAACTTGTCCCGTCAGGCCGTGATTCTGTTTGGCGGGACCGATGCCGACCAGGAGTTTTTCGAGGGCGTGCCCGTCGAGGAGCTCAAAGCCGCTATCGAATGGATTCAGGAGCAGACGCAGCTCACGAGTGAGGAAAAAAACTCGGTGAAGCCGTTGCCGCCATTGCGGGGGGATTCCCCGGACTATTCAGCGTTGCCGACGTAGCAGACATGGACGTGCGCGACCAGTCGTTTTGGATTGGACGCGCACGTCAGGAACGCGCGATTCGGCAACTTGACGCGATTACCGCCGCAAGTTTCGCCGACATGGAAGAAGGCGCACGACACGAGATTCTCGACCGCCTGCAACGCGAGGCGCGCGGTGTGTTTTGGACGCAAGAAGACGTATGGCGACAAAACCGGGAACGAATGTCGCAATTGTTTCGACGCAAGAAGAAATCATCGGAGTAGAGACGTATGGCCTTTAACGTTGGCGCGGTAACCGGTTCGCTGAACCTGATCATGGACAGGTGGACTGGGAACGTGCGTCAGGCGAAAGCCGATAGCGTCGTCATGAAGAAGCACGTCGATGATATCGGCGTGTCGGCTCGCAGCACAAGCGCCGCAATGTCTGAATCGATTGGCTCAATCCGCAACGCTATCGCTTCCGTAACTGGCGTTCTTGCCGCGGGCGGTCTGACCCAACAGTTCATCTCCGCTGCTTCTACGATGGAAAACTTCCAGATCGTATTGAAGAAGACAATCGGCGACGAATCAAAGAAGCTTTTTGACGATATGGTTTCGTTTGCCGCCCGCGTTCCTGCTTCGTTCAAAGAACTCATGCGTGGCGCTACGATGTTCAGCGCAGTCATGAAGAATGCAAGCGCAGATTCCATTGGCGCGTGGATGCGTATGGCATCCGATCTTTCGTCGTATGCGATGACGGTGGACGTTAGTTTCCAAGAGTCCATGGTGCAGATCATTCGCATGGTGTCTGCCGGGGCCGCATCCGCAGACCTATTCCGCGAGAAGGGCGTATCGGCGATGCTTGGATTTGCCGACGGCGTACAACGCACAGCAAAGGAAACTCGCGAGGCCCTTGTCAAGGCATGGCTTGATCCTGAATCCAAGTTTCGAGGCATGTCTGAATCCATGATGAAATCATGGACGGGCCTTATGTCAAACATGGGTGATCTGTGGTTCATGTTCCGTATCCGCGTGATGGATTCCGGACCATTCGAAGCTATCAAAAATGGACTTGCGTCTGTGAATCAGTTCTTGTCTCAAAACATGGACGCGATTGCAGGCGCGACGATTGCCTACGGGAAATATGCGATTGCCGCTGCTGGGGTTGTGGCAGGGCTTGTCGCCATAAAAGCCGCATCGATGGCCGCAGGGATATCGATGTCAGGGCTTGGCACTTTGGCATCTGTTGCGTTCAATCCGGTCTTGGTTGCTATCGCGGCTGCATCTTCCGCCATTTACGTATGGCGGGCTGTGTGGAATCAGAATCTGAACGGGATGCGCGATGTCCTTACCGGCTTTGGGAATTGGATCGGCGAGGTATTTGACGCTGCATGGGTTTCTGTTTCGGACTTTATCAGCAAGATGTATTCCGGGATGACCGGGATGCTTGGTAAGACAATGGCCGGGATCAAGGAATGGGGAAACAGCGCGATCCGCATCTTCGATAGCGCACAACAATTCTGGACAACGCTGGCGTCAACAGGGTCTCTTGCGAGCGCAAGGCAGGCCGCTTCCGATACGCAGGCCATGGATTACTTCGGATCTATCGGCTCGATCGCAACGGAAGCCATTGATGGACTTGCGGACGGAATCAAGAAGAAGGTTCTCGACTACAAGGCCGGGGCTCCGTTGTTGCTCGAAATGCTCACGCCGTCCACAGAGATGGTGAGCGCGCTGAAATCTCAACTCAATACAGACACGCAATCCCTGTTCAGCGCAGTGAATTCGGCCATTGCAGACGGATCGAAAGAGGGAGCAATTAAGGCCGAAAAGGCAATATCCGAGTATGCGGCCAAGATTGCAGAATCGATGGATTCGTTTGGCGGTGGAACTGGAGACAAATCCAAGGCAGCAAGTGCTGCTTCGAAGGCCTCGAATGCGCTTGCGGCCGATATCGAACAACTGGCGTCAAAAGGCCAGCAATTCTACGATTCGATGAGCCCGGCTCGCAAGGCATTGACAGACCTGTCCGAAGGCTTCATCGGTCTATACGCCAGCCTGCCGGGACTCGACGCAGCGCAACAGAAACTCGCTTTGCTTGCCGCAGAAACACTGAAGATCAAAGGGCCACAGGCCGCAACCGATCTTGTTGCGCCAATGGCTCGTGCCGCAGTTGCGACGCTCGATTACAACGAGAAGCTCGCACTGACTTCTCAGATATTCGACAAAGTCAGGGACAAAGGCGACGCGGCGATCTCCGCTGTGGGGGCCGCTGTCCGTGGCATCGTTCCCGATCTGGATGCGATGTATCAGTCCCTAAAGGACACAGCGGATATCGAGTGGATGCAGAAAGATCTCAAGGCTGCATTTGCCGATCTCAACTACGACCAGATTGGCACGAACTTCGTGCAGATTACCGGTAGCGATCAGCTTGCAACACTCAAGTCAGACCTCGAATCCATTTCCGCACAGTCCCGCGCGCTCACGCAAGACGAGACAAGCTTCTTGAGCGCGACATGGGCGCAACGGTTCAGCGGGCTGACTGGCGCGGCATTCGACAAAATGATCGCCATGCTGAATGCTGTTGGCGGGGCCGGTCAAGAGGCCGGGCGCAAGGCCGCAAAGGCGCTCGAATTCTCACGCGAGCAAGACAACCTATCCAAACTCGGAAGCTCGATTTCGAGCATCGGAAGCGGAATATCGAGTCTGTCGAATTCGATGCGCTCCAAGTTCGGCCAAGTCGTGTCCGCCGTTGTGAGCGGCGTGGGCGGGATGATAGGCGCGGTAAAGGATTACAAGGACGCCATAAAGGAATCTGCGGATAGCGGTGCCTCTGGATTCATGGCGTTGCTCGATCCAATCAATCTTGTTGTCTCTGCAGTTCAGATTGCATCGTCCGTATTTGGTCTTTTCGGCGACGATGCGAAGAAGGAACTGACCGGCGTAGCCAAGGCCGTCGACGATCTGAAGAAGAAGACCGACGAATGGGTTGACGATATCACGAACGCCATTCTCGATTTCGTTGAGACCGGGAAGATGGCTGTAGATGAACTCCTGAACAAGATCTTGCGCGACACGGCGGAAGTTTTCATCCATGAGATGATTTCTTCGGCGCAGGGATGGATCGGTGATCAGCTATTCGCAAAAGGCGCCGCGTTCAACAAAGGCCAAGTTGTTCCGTTCGCTCAAGGAGGCGGCATTGTCGCGTCGCCGATATCGTTCCCAATGTCTGGCGGAAAGTCCGGTCTCATGGGCGAGGCCGGGCCGGAAGCGATCATGCCGCTGAAGCGCATGGGTAACGGATCCCTGGGCGTGTCCGTGGCCGGCGGCGCATCCCCAATCAACGTTGTTGTGAACGATCACCGCCAAAGCGGAGAAGCGGTTGGCGTGAAGTCGGTACGCAATACCGACGGATCCCAGTCCATTCTGTTGACTATCCGCGACGCCGTTAATTCAGCGATTGCCGATGGCGGCATGGATCGCGCGATGAATATCCGCTACGGGCTCACACGGAGGCCGGCATAATGTCTACCCCTACATGGCCACCCGAATGCCCGCAAGACCAGTTTGTAGGCGTCAAAACAAGGTCTGATGAGAACTGGGTTGAATTCGCAACTGACGGCGGCCCATCGAAACGTCGACGCCGGGCAACCCGCGAGCGCCGATACCAGACCACGCCATTCGAAATGAACGGTGCCGAGGTTGCCGTGTTCGAGTTGTGGTGGCGTTACACGATGTGGGACGGAGTTTACTCCTTCACCTGGAAAGACATGGTTACCGGAGTTTCAAGAACATTCAGATTCAACAGTAAACCCGAATTCACGATGACAGTCCCGGCGGATAACGAATACGACCGGATTTACGAATGCACGCTCGATCTGGAGATCATGGACTGATGCCACGCACGGCAATACAGGCAGCGACCGTTGCCGAACTCATGGCCCAAGAAACCGGGACCATGGTTGCGTACATCGCAGTCATCGATCACGACGATCTGGCTGCTCCATTGCGAATCACGAACAATTCCGAAGACATTTCGGTAAACGGCGTGACCTATACCGCCGTCGGCTTCGATATCACCTTGCCGCAAGAGAAAGATGACCAGTTCACCCGCGCGAAAATCGTCATGAACAACGCTGACCAGTGGTTCACGCCGACGTTGCGTGCGATGTCCGGCGGTTTCACGGTGGACATTTCCATCGTGTCGCTCACGAACGAATCAGCAACGCCGCCCGCATTCGACAATATCGAGGTGAGTTTCCTCACGTTTGACCTGATCGGGATCGAATACGACGCGCAACAGGTCCGCGGCGATTTGTCATACGAGTCCTTCAGCGGCAACCAATTCCCGTGGGGGACGTTCAATCCAACCGATTTCCCAGGATGCGTGTCGGCATGAGAAACATGGCTGGATGGGCGGCACAATACGTTGGGATTCCTTTCGAGCATTCCGGGCGTACTCACGACGGTGTCGACTGCTACGGACTCGTGCTGATGGTCCTACGCGAGGTGTTTGGCCACAACCCGCCCGACTTCGGGAATTCCGCTGCATGGAACGAATCAATACGGTCTCGGTTCAATGCCGGCGTATCTGACGAATGTTGGGAACGCGTAGAATCGCCAAGGCCGGGCGATGTGGTAGTCGTTAGGATATTCGGGCACCCGTTCCATTGCGGCGTCGTGGCGGGGCCGCTGGCCATGCTGCACGCGACTTCCGGCGGCAGTTCCGCGATTGAACGGCTCGATACTCCGATGTGGCGATCTCGGATCGTCGGCTACTACCGGTTTCGAGGGGGCTCGCACGCCGATGCATAACGAATTCCCTGAGAAGATCCATGTCCGCTCGGCATCCGCCATATTCCCCGACGCGCGAAACGAACGCGAGTTTGAGCCCGGCGTAACCATTGCCGAGATTGTTTCAGGGATGGGCATCCCTGAACGGTTCAAGAACCTGATCGTCGTGTTTGTTGACGGGGTTGAGGTCAAGCCGTCCGAATACTGGACGAAACCCGATCCCGGCCATGCCGTGAACATCGCCATCCGCCCGGCAAACGACGAAACAGGGCGATGGCTGATTCAAAATGCTTTCCTTGTTGGTGGAGCACTCGTTGAGCGCGCGATAGGAGGGACATGGGGATGGGCGGCGGGCTTTGGAATCAGTATGCTCGGCACAGTGGCCAGCAACACGTTGTTGCCGCCGCAAGACGTTCCGCTACTTGAACAGTCCCGCGCGATCTCGCTCACGGAAAACACCGTCCAGCTCAACAAGATCATCCCAAAGATCTACGGGCGTGTGCGCGTGTACCCGGCGCTTATCGCGCAACCCATTATCGAGTGGCGCGGGGATGCCCAATACACGACGCTCCTTTACTGCATTGGACACGCCCCGCTTCGCATTTCCGAACTTAAGTTCGGGGATCAGCTAATTGGGTGGAACGACACGCCGACGAAAGAAGGCGGTGGGCGTTCAATCCGAAACAGCGCAGACCGGTACAACGGGCTTCGTGTTGTACGGCGCGGGGCAGGTACAAGCACATCCCGAAAAGTGAACGATATCACCATCCAGACAGATACCGGATGGACCTATGGACGATACCGCAGCAACCGAAGCATCGACCGTATTCGATTCATGAGGGATGCCCAACAGGAGATTTGCGAGTTTCTCCTTGAGCACGCCCTGTTCTTCGAAGACTTGACGCTGCAAAATCTCGATTCGAGCTATTCCGCATGGACAAGCCTTGATTATTGGGATCCGCGAGCTGTTGATCAGCGCGTGTTTCATCGCACGACGCCAGACAACACCGAGGAAATCTCGGTTGACATTGTGTTCCCGGATGGCCTGTACAAGAAGGACGGCGACGATTACAAGGCAACGCGGGTTGACTTGCACATCCAGTATCGCCCGTACGGCTCCACCGGCTATGCATCGTGGCGAAACGTGCGCCCATCATGGGCCGTCGACCAGAATCAAGACATCAACACGTTCACCGATTCGCAGATCTGGACATTCTTGACGGAACTGAACGCGAAGCTCGGCGGGATGATTGCGTCGATGCAACAGATCGCGGCATCCGCCCGCGTGGTGTCAGACCAGCTTGCCGACTACGTTCTTCGCCAGCTCGGCGAAACGCAACTATCAATCCAAGACCTGCAAGAGTCCGGCACGCTGTCAACAGGCAACGCTGCGATACTCACGGACGTGCAAACGAACATCATTGCTCTTGCCGACATAATGGCGACGGTATCGCGGGGGGCCGCCACAATCAGCGAACAGGCGTCCGTGTTCAACAATATCTTGAGCTTGGCAATCGCTTTGGGCGAGTTCATCGACAACTTCGTCCGCGTGGCCATATGCGTGGATCGTGGTGTTGGGCCGCCGCTGTATACGCTCCCGTGGTTTCAGCAACTCCTTGTCAATTGGCAGGGCGTCGAGAATCTTTTCGCTACGGTGGACCCAGGCGCGTTCATTGTCACGAGCGACGAAAAGGCGCAAGCGACGTTGCGCAAGAATGTCTCGTGGACGGTGCCCGCGGGCAAGTATGAGGTTCGCATCCGCAGGGCAACTCTTGATGCTAAATCGACCGGATCAGAGAAAGACCCGGACGTTTGCGACGATGTGCAGGTTTACGCTTTCACGACGTACCAGCACAGCTCTGTTGTCTCACAGGCCGCCCAGGACAAGTACGCCTTCGTGCAGCTCAAGGTGCGAATCACTGACCAGCTCGCCACGTTACTCGACAAGTTCAACCTGATTGCCGAGGCCCCGCTCGGGGTCTACGACACGAAGTTTGCCGCGTTGACGGATCCGAATATCGAAGCCACGCGCAACCCGGCGTGGGCAATGGTTGATATCGTTTGCGGCGCCGCGGCCAAGAACCCCATCGACGTTCGGAGATGCGACGCAAACCGGATCCAAGAGTTTGCAAACTACTGCACAGAGAAGGGTTTCACGTTTGATGGCATCTTCGATTCGGACGCAACAGTCCAAAGCGCGCTAAACGCCGTTCTCCGTGTTGCCAGGGCCACGCCGATATTGCGAGACGGCAAACTGTCTATCGTCTATGACCACGAGCAGACGGTCCCGTCCATGGTCATCACGAACCGAAACAGCCGGGGGCTCGTTGGCCGCAAGAGTTACGACCGCGCGATCCACGCGATCCGCATCAAGTTTGTCAACGAAGAAAAGGGGCATCAAGTCGATGAGCGCGTAGTGTACGATGACGGCTATGGCGATCCTGGGTTCGGGCTCCTAGTCCCGGAGAAAATCGAGGAAGCGGAATTCGTTGGTCTGCGGAATTCACAGCAGGCATACGTGGTGGGCCGGTATCTGATTGCCTGTGCCCGTCTCCGCCCTGAATCGTTCGAAGTCACGATGGACTTCGAGAACCTTGTTTCTGAACGCGGCGATCTTGTCTACATGCAAAACGATGTCACGTTGTGGGGGCTTGGGGCCGCCCGCGTAACGTCGGTGACGTATACGACCGCGCGCAAGGTTGCGTCCATCACGATTGATTCCGACGCCTATTTCCTTGACGAGACTTCGTATCAGGCGCGCGTCCGCACGAGCAAGAACAAGTCCTACGTCGCCAGCATCGTGCCCGTGGCAGGTGACTTCTCACAGTTTGTGTTCGCCCCCCATCTCGACATTGACAGCGATAACGAGGTTGCCATCGGCGATCTTGTTGCGTGGGGCGAGATGAGCAAGGTAACGATTCCGTGCCTCATCAAAGAAATCACGCCGCAAGACGATATGTGTGCGCGGCTGACGCTGATGGAATACGCCGAAGCCGTATTCGATGCCGAGAACGGAATCATTCCGTCGTTTGACTCCAAGATCACGATGCCTGTTGCGCCAAACGTGGCGGTCCCTGCCGCACCGATAATCGAGCAAATCATCACGGACGAATTCGCGGCAACGCGCAACCCGGACGATACCGTTGATTGTCGGATCGGTCTTGTAGTACGCGTGGCCAAAGGAACAACCCCAAGCGAACAAATGGCCGCATCGCAGATTGCCGGTATCGAGGTGCAATACCGGGAAGCCCCCCGCGAGACGGTCACCACCACGTCAACAGGAGCCCGCTGGCGGGACGCCGGACGGTCTAAGGACGTTGAATGGCACGTCGTGCAGGTGTACCCGGCGGCGTCCAGCATGGTCTATGCGGAACCCGTCAAACAGGGCGCATTCTACGATGTCCGAGTCCGTGTCACGACGAAAGCCGGTATGCCGTCGGACTGGCGCACGGTCTTTGACGTGAAAGTCATAGGCGTGTCGGCCCCGCCGCCGGACATCCATATTCTGCGCCTTGAGGCAGGCACGCTGAAATGGGCGTACAAGCCCCCTGTTGACTTCAGAGGCTATCTCGTGCGCGTCTGCTATGGTGGCTCGCCGTCCTGGGCAAATGCCGTGGCGATGCATCCAGACGTTATCATTACCAACTCGTTTGTCATCCCGCCCGGCGAGTACCTCGACGCCACGTTCATGGTGAAGGCTCAAGACCTCAGTCGAAACGAGTCCGTCAATGCCGCCATGATCAGCTACAGCGGAGACATTACCAGCACAACGACGTGGGAAGCGTTCAAGCTGATGCAGGGCTCCCGCCAAGGCTCATTGGCGGATCGCGTGTACAATCACTACAGTGCCGCATCTGACGGCGGGGCCGCGCGCTGGCCGTCGTTGTCAACCGACTGTGAGAACATGGAAATCTCCGGAAGCGAGATGCGCGCGGTAGCGCTTTCGAAGACGGAATTCTACGTTGGCGCGGAAGCTCCGTTCTATCGCGTCGGATCGGATCCGTTCTACCAGACAGTCTACCCGACGTGCTACGCGCGCTTCGGGTTTACGCGGTATCCGAACGGAACGGATGTCTATGGAAATAAGGTCTTCGTTTCCGATTTCCTCGACCTTGGGACTCGATTCGATTTCCGATATTCAAAGCCCCCGTCCGGATTGTCGGCTGCGGAAATTGCCGTCGGCGCCATGGTAAACGTCAAGGACAACTACACGCTCTTGTGGCCAGAAGAACCGGCTGGCGGGTACGTAAACGAGAATCTTTGGCCCACTACGATGACCGAGGATTTTTGGCCGTATTACGCGACGTACGCCGAACCGATGGGGGCGTTCGAGATTGCGAAAGACGGATCTATCTCGTACGAATATCAGGTGAAAGTATGGGCCGGAAATGAGCGGTTCAGGCTTCATTCCGGGCAAGCCCTTGTCCGTGCGCCGTACGTTGTCGAGGAATTCACGGGGGTTTCCGTCACGGCGGCGGGATTGAACATCGCAATCTCGCAAAACACGTTCCAGCGGATTGATCGTGTGTTTGCGCAACTGAGCACGCCGGACGATACGAAGATCGTCGTTGTCCAGACAATGGAACCTTACGACGATCCGATGGGGGCCAATGTGCGAACAAAGGCCGCTCCATATCTTACAACAGGCCCATTCGTCAAGGTTCTCGACATGGCAGGAACGCCAACATCCGGGACGGTAGACGTAATTGTGGAGGGATACTAAATGGCATACCCAGGAGCGGGCACGTTCGATGTCCCGGCAACCCCAGGCGATTTCACCTGCACGCAGGCCGCGGCGGCGTTCGAGGATTGGCTTGCCAAAGACAAGACGCTTCCAGGAGCGACGGCATCTGTTGAGCTTGTCATCGCATCGAAAGTAATCATCCCGACGCAAGCCAGGCACACCGTGGACACCGAAGACGGCGCGGCGGCGGATGACGTGGAAACAATCCAGACAACGAGCATGGAAGACGGGGCGATCCTTGTCCTGTCGTCTGAAAGCGCGGATCGCGTTGTGACCATCGTTGACAGCGCTGGCGGAGTCGGAGAAATCCAGACCGTCGACGGAGAGGATTACGTCCTTGACGCTGTAACCAAATGCATCACGCTCGAATTGCGCGGCACGGTCTGGCAAGAGATCGCGCGCACCTACGATTACGAGATGGAAGATGCGCAAAACGCGCAAATTGTTGATCATGCGTGGTTCATCATGTCAATGATCGGCGGGCAACAGAGCGGCGTTTACGTCTACTCGCCGGAAGGTCTCGACAGCCTGAAGGTGTTGCCAACGGCATCTGCAGAATCCATGCAGATATCCGTCAACAAGGGGGCCGGCATCTTCGAAGGACTCCCGTTCACTTACCAGCCGACCACGCCAGTGTATACGACGCTGATCGCCCCGGTGTCGAAAGACCGGATCGACACTGTAAGCATTGACCCCGATACGCGCGCCTACGTCGTGACGCAAGGCGTCGAGGCCGATGTCCCGCTTGCGCCGGCCACGCCGACCGGGAACCTCAAGTTGGCTGAAATCTACCATGCCGTTGGAGAGACCGCGATCTACGCTGCTTCGAACAGCGGCCAAGGTTACATCACAGATTCGCGCGTTTACCTGAACGCATAGAAGGAGAACGAAGAATGGCATTCACAGCGCGCCCCCAGTTGCGCCGATTACATTGACAGGCGACCGAACGGCGGCATCGCACGAGACGTGGCTCGGCAAGATTCGCACAATGATTCTGTGGGCACTGGAAATGTGGTGCGAGGTGTTCGTGGAGGGCGGCGCTTATGCCGACGGGGTGCCGACGTACGAGGATTTCAAGCCGTATGCCAACACGCCTGAAGACCTGACGATCTACGTTTCTCCTGGGCGTGGGTTCGCTTCGAAGTTACCTGTGCTTTGCCGAACAGCATCATCGAAATCATTTGTAGGCGTAACACCGGCCGCGAACCCACGGCAAGACTTGCTCGTGATGTACGTTCCGTCGAATGGCACGGACGGAGCCGCATCCATAGCGGTTGCCTATGGAGCGGAAGCCGCATCCCCGGCAGATCCAACGATATCGTCAACTTATACGACCGGCGGATACGTGCTAATCGCGCGAATCCATCACGTTGTTGGCGAGACCGCAATCTACGACTACGAGGTTCCTGGACAAGGATGGATCGAGGATCTGCGAACGATCAAAGGGCAGGATCCGGACAGCGTACGTCAAGACGCCGCGTTTGCATACGTCATGCGTGGCGGATCGAGTTTTTCGACGCCGGACGGCGTGCTGATGACGGATGATTATCTGGTAGAAGCGTCGACCGGAAGCCCGCTCTTGCCTATGGAGATAACCGTAGCACCGGGCGTTGTGGTTATCGGGGAAACGTATCGGCTGAATACTGCACAGCAAGTCATACTGACTGTAGCGCCGACGGCGAATCCGCGCACGGACGTTGTCTACGTCGACGCGTACGGAAACGCCAGAATCAAGATCGGTACCGAAGCCGGATCGCCCGCGACGCCATCGACGCCAGCCGGAAGCTTTGACATTGCATATATCCACCACGTGCCCGGCGAAACAACGATCTACGACACGGAAACCAGCGGCGAAGGCTGGATCGAAGACGTACGAGTTGCACTGTAGACGACCTGAAAAGGAGATAGGAATGTTCAAGAAAGTACTTGCTGTTGCCCTGTTTGCGCTGATTGGAATCATGAGTATCGGCGCGATTTCTAACCCAGTCTACTACAAGTCCGTCGTCATTGGAGGCGGGTACGCCGACGCGGACGGAGGCGGATACATCGGCGATGCCGGGGAGGCGTTCTTCACCGGAGATTGGACGCTAGGCGGCCTGATTACGGATGACGCAACGATTACCGGTGGAACAATCGACGGAACCACGATAGGAGACACCGAGGAAGCTCCGGGCTCATTCACATCGCTGACGATCAACGGCGCTGCGGAAACGGCCCGTTCGCTTATCTACAGCACGGCATCCGTACCCAGGTGGGCATTTACAGTGGACACGTCGGCTGAATCTGGAAGCGATGCCGGTAGCGAAATGGTCCTTGTTCCGTTCACCGACGCCGGCGTCTACGGATCGACCGTAATGAAGTTCTACCGGGCTTCAGGCGGAATCATCGACATATCGCGACCAGTCGAGATGAATTATGCGCTCACAGTTGACGGGGCTTCGGTGTTGACTGGGGCCGTATCCGCTCCAAGCGCATCGAATGCGATAACGATAGGCTCGCTATGCGACATGACGGAACCGCCGCACATTGGGCTTGTGACGCCGAACTATGGGAAATTCTCGACGCTTACGTGTACCGGGGTACTGACCGCACAAGACACGCTTGCGGTAACAGGCGCGTCCACGTTCACAGGCGCAATCCAGGCGCTTGCAACGGGCAACGCCGTGTGCATCGGTACCGACTGCATCATGTCAAGCCCGCCCCCTATTGGTGGTGTAGCGCCGAACTCTGGCAAGTTCACAACGGTATATGCAACTGGCACTATTAATGCTCAACACGCAAACAACGTAATTCGGATCGGCACGTCTTCCAACATGACTACCCCGCCCGTCATTGGCGGAGTGACGCCGAACGCCGGAACGTTCTCGACTCTTGCAACGCCGTCGCTCGACGCTGACGGCGGCACGATTGACGGAACAACAATTGGCGGTAGCGTTCCCGGCACAGGGACGTTCAGCGCGCTTACCTCGACCACTGAAATTGTGCAAAACAGCGCGGCGCCCGGAACGTATGGCGGCCTACTCTGCAAGGTTGCGGGGAATCGCCGATGGGGAATCAATCGCGGGTTGGACGCCGAAACCGGTAGTGATGCCGGATCTCCATTTCAGATCTTAGCCTATACGGACGCGGGCGCGTTTATTGGGGCTCCCATTTCGATCACGCGCGCCGCTGGCGGAACGATCGACCTAAGCCGTCCAGTGAACGCCGATTCGATGACGCTAGAAGCCGCCCTGCCGGTTTCGAGCGGCGGTACCGGCGTAACGACTATTGATGATCTGAAAACAGCACTCGGGGTCACGGAGGTCGGTACGATCGCGTCACAAGACGCCGATTCCGTGAACATCGACGGAGGCGCAATCGACGGAACAACAATCGGGGCGACTTCGGCGAGTACGGGGGCGTTCACGGATTTGACGGTTGAGGACGCAACAGGGGATTTCCCGTCGTTAGAGGTGTCATTTTCAGATCCAGGGGTTGACTCAAAAACAAAGATCGATCCAGCGTATGTCACGATTTTTGACTCGGCATCTGATTATTGGATCGCCGGACGAGACTGTCACGATATTGGATGCACTTTGACGAATGATTTCGGGATTAAGAGTTCAACATTTGGTTGGCCATCGTACATCCATTGCGATCTTGAAGACGGATCCACGGAAATCAATCGTACACTCAAAATCGCTGGGCGATCTGCTCGCACGACGATAACCAACATTACAGGCGACGACACGACGCCAAGCGTATCAGCAAGCGACCTATTCAGAATTCCCATATCCTGGACGGCAGGCCACGACATTACCGATTTAGACGGAGACATCGCTGGCCAGCAAATCACCATCATCGGCGGCGACACGGATTGCATCGTCAAAGACAACGCGAGCCTGCTCCTTGCTGGCGACTGGACGGCGGCGCCAAACGACACGCTCGTGCTTTTGTCCGATGGGACGTATTGGTACGAGATTTCACGTAGCAACAACTAGCCACGGAAGGGGTAACGCATGACGTTTGAACCTGGATGGATTACAGCGGGGCTTGTAGTCGCCGGTACGTGCGTGCAAGTCGGTGTGCATCTCCGCGACGCAAAGGCAACGCGTGACTCGTTAACCGATATCAAGCGCGTGCTGTTCGGCAACGGGAAACCGGGCCTGTGCAACGACGTGCATCGCACTCAAGAGCGGGTGACTACGCTCGAGGCGATCTGTGAAGAACGTCACGGACATGAACAGATAGGAGCGCGCAAACATGCCAGCCGTTGACCTCGTGCAAGTGTACGCTCTCTGCCTCGAGTGCGCCACGGAAGTGTGGGACAAGACGCCACCGTCGCAAGCGTACGCCACGCGCGTTGCCAGGCAGTTGTTCGGCACCGGCATCGTTGAGTCAGGATGGGATATCCGACGGCAACGCGGCCCGGCGTATGCGGGAACGAATGGAGGATTCGGCTACACGCAGGTGGAAGAGCCATCGATCTTAGCGTCGCTCGAATGGCTCAGGAAGCATCCAGACGCTGCGAACCGTGCCACGCAATTCCTCTTTGCCGATCTTAGAGCAACGCCGGACTGGTGGCTGTCGATAGACAATCTCGTGACGTTCGCCAATACGTGGTTACGCGCGCTTGGATCGGAGCGCATGTCCATCCTGTTGTGCCGACTCCACTATATCCGAGTGCCACATGCAATCCCGGAATCCCTTGTGTCGCAAGCCGAGGAATGGCTTGACAGGTATAACGGGCACGGCGTCCTGAAGACGCTCACGGGCACACCAGAAGAACGCAGAGCAAAGGCAATCGAACGGTATGTGAATCTGTGCCGGCCAGAGCTGGAAAAGCTCCAATGAGCGGAATGCTTGACAGAGACGCGGCTGCACGCGCGGCACAGGAACAACGAAAACGCCAGATGGCAGCACTAGGAATCGAGAAACGAACTATTAAGGATCGCTTAATGGTTCGCATCGGAATCAGAATCGCAAAGCGCATCACGCGCAAACTTGTAAGGAGTACGAACATGAGCAACACAGGAACAATGCCAGTGAAGAAACCGTCATCCGCGGCAACCGTCGAGGGGTTCAACTCCGGACTCATCGCGACGGGAGTCGCGTCAGTCGTCGGATGGATCCAGGTGAAAAACCCACAGATAGGCGCGCTTATCGATCCGCAGATTCAGCTCGCGATCTCTGGCGTTGTAACCGGGCTCCTGACGGCGGCGCTGTCCTGGGCCAGCAAGTGGTTGCGGAAGAAACTCGAAAACAGCAAATCCGCCGCATAACCAACACGGCGGGGTCTTCTCCTTTCTCCCCGCCTTCCCGGCGCTGACCACGCCGTTGCCGCGCGGTAGACTGCTCCCCTGTCGCGCGGCATGTATTGACCCGCCACGCCTCTGGCAGTTGTTTGGCCATGCGCAAACTTGGCGGGTCTTCCATTCGGCGCGGGATACCATTTTGCTGACATCGCACATATGGTATCTCTAGTACGCGCAACAATGGCCGATCTTTTTCTGCCCGTCCGTGCAACTATTTTCGAGCAAGTGCGCAAGTAATTGCAAACACACGACTTACAGCCGAAAGAAATGTCTTGACATTAATTAATTAGCGTGGTAAAATAACTACAGTTGAATCGAGGTTAACAGCGAGGAATCGCAAGGAGAATGGAAAATGACGGTAGCGCAAAAAATGGAGCAAATGCTACAAGAGAATGGAATGTGGCCGGCAGAAGCTACTACGATCATCGAGCAGGCCAAGACGAATGCGGGCTTGTTTGATCCGTCGCTTCGTTGGAACGATGACATAGAAGGCTATCCCGCACCATTGCTGGCGGCGGTGTGGGGGTCTGTCAAGTTTGTTGCCGTCAAGTGGATCGACGTAAACAAGCCGCGGCACTTCGCGCGAATGATTTTGTCGAGTGGCGAGTAACCCACAACCCGCCGGTTCGACCCCGGCGCAACGCGCGGAAGCGCACGAGGAGAACGGAAATGCGCGGTATAAGTGCGAACGAGAAAGAGCTGATGAAGCACGTCATGATGTGGGGATCTGATGGATATCCGATTAGGAAGGCCGGTCAGTCGCGGTGGATATGGGACGCTTGCTATGGCGTTGGTGGATCGCCGAAAGTGTTTAGGACAAAACGCGAGGCGGTGGCCGCGTTTGAATCGTTTTGCGAAGTGCTGATTGATGCAACAGCAGGGGCGATATAACAGACAGTGCTGGTTCTGCTCCAGCACGAAAGGAAGGAGAAGCGGAACATGAAAAAACAACGAGGACCGACGTAGAAATCTCGAACTGGGCTATAGACAACCCGGTTGATCGTATTGAGGAGTTTGAAATGGTCCAAACGAAGGAACACATACGCGAAAGCCGTAACGCGTGGATGAAGCTCGCAAAGGCGAATGAAAAACTATTGGCGCGCTATCGCACCGGTAGCAGCAAGGGCGTCGATGTGCTGATTGACCTGATCTCCAGTGCCAAGAAGACGCTCAAAGAACTGGAAGAGCTATAGCCAACCCGCCGGTTCGACCCCGGCGACGAAAGGAGAATGAAATGGGTGACCGTGCCATTGACGATGAGAAGATGGAACATGAGCGCAGGGTTATTCGGATTGCGAAACGCAGAGCGAACCCGGCATCAGAGCCGTATGAAGGCAAGGAGCGTATTGCCCAGGCGCAAGACGAACAGGCGGAGCGGGAATACGCCGATGATGCCGAGAGGCGCTCCCAAGATCGCATGCGCGCGCTTGAAGAATGGAGAGAGCGTAACGGAATGTCGGAGGATGAGTCATGATCACACACACGCAAGGGCCGTGGGAAATGGTAGTCAAGCCACTAGATGGAGGGTGGAGAGAAATCGAAATACGCTCCATTGGCCTCCGCTGGGGGCTGGCGACAAAGCGTGACGAAGCCAACGCCAGGCTGATTGCAGCCGCGCCAAGGCTGTTGTCGGCGCTGGAAATCATGCTACTTGATCCGGTGGATACCGGCGGCCAGGAACAACGCATTGCCATCGCCCGAGCCGCCGTTGCTGCGGCGAAAGGAGAATGAGATGGATGCAAGAAAGACGCCTCAAGAGATGTCAAACCGGCTGTGCCACATCCTGTGCGATAGCGACTGGCCAGAACAGCCGGACGCGTGGCCGGAGGAGGAAATTGTCAAGCTCCTGAAAGAATGGCTCGATGCTCAGTTGGACGCGGGCGAAGAAGTGAGACAAGAAGTAATTGAGGAGGCCGCATCATGAGCCCCGCCAAGCGCAAGCCGAAGCCCGAACCCAAGCGCCGCCCAGGCCGTCCGAAAGGCGTGCCGATGGAAACCGTCCGTGGCCTGATGCCTGCGGATCTAATCGCCAAGGCCTATAGGATCGGGGATGATTGCCTGTCCCGTGGTCTGCGGATCGCGGTCGAGGCGTACGAAGAGAAGGAGGTGAAAGAATGACGATCAAGGAGCGTAAGCATCCGCCAGGGTTCGTCCTTTACGTCGACGCGGACGAAATAGAATTGCTCGTGAGTGCGTGGCGCGCGCAGTGTGCAGCCAAACCGCCAAAGGACAGGACGTATACGGAGACCGAAATGGACCACGTGTTTGACGCGTGGTGGGAGTAGCCGATGGACATAAATGATGCTATGCGCGAATATCAGGCCAAGAGAATGGACCCGGATGCGGAGCGCGAATTCAAGAGGAAACTCTATTGCGAGATGCCGCAAGGGATCAGATCCGAAGCCGAGATCCGCGACGAATATAATCGCCTGTTAGCACTTGGGCGCAATCCAAATCTATTACACCAGCGGAAAGATATAATCTACGGCAAGATCGCTGCCATGCGGTGGATGTTGCGCGACGGCGAGTCGTGGCCAGATCCTGAGTCAATGGAGAAAGAGATCACAGAAGGCCGCGGACAGTGGATCGATCTGCAAGGAGATAACCGCAATGGATGACTTCGAAGAGCGCTACGCCCATCTCGGCGAATTCGACCTCCAGGATGCCGCGAAAGAACTTGACCAGAAGGCTAACTTTGCGATTATGCAAGAACAGCGAATCGAATTCCTTGAAGAGGAGGCCGAGATATTCGACTTGATGGTTGCGAAATCATCACAGGAAATCTCTTTTGTTGCGCTGGAATTGGCCGCAGCCACAGGAATAAAACGCAAGTGCGAACTCTGGGAAAAGCAGGATCGGCTCTGGAAGACAGCAACATCATACATGTCGTCCGCTGGAGACTGTAGACTGCGCGCCGACATGGAGCGGAAAACGATGGGAATTGACCTGAACGATCCACAATCGATGAAGAAAGAAGTGGCGCTTGAAGTGGTGGGAGTAGCCGATGAAGACTAAGTCCGCGATCCGCGACGAGTACGACCGGCTTCAACGGCTCTACGCGTCCGGCGAATTCATCCTAACGTCCGATCAAATCAAGGGGAAAATCCTCGCCCTGCGGTGGGTGCTAGGCGACGATTCGCCGTGGATCGATCCTGAAGATCGCGAAAGGGCAAGCCGGAATTCTCAAGATCAATCTGTCCCGAAAGGAGCCGGACTTACCTGCGGCTGTATCGTCGGCGAGCGAAAATGCGCGGCGCATCCAGAGGATAATGACTGGGTGTTTGCGGACGATTATCACCAGATCGATCCACAAATGATCCATGAAACTCCGTAACTCGTGTGATTCCAACGGATTGATCCAGCTTCCCAAGCTGGATGTCGCGGGTTCGAACCCCGTGTCCCGCTCCAATCCACAATCCCAATAAAGCCCAATGAATGCGCAAAAATGCCGTAATCGTTGGGCTTTTTGCTTGTCTGGAAGACGGAATGGAATTGTCGCTGAGTTAGCTACGGTTTGCCAGGATAAGACAGGAATAGGCAAAATCGATCCACAAACGATCCACGGATTACGGCCGGATCTCAAACCACTCTCGGGCGGCGTCGGGCGTTACGAGGTTGCGGTAGTGGCCGAAGAGCATTTCCGCGTCTCGGTGCCCGAGTTCGTGCGCAGTTTTCCCCGCGTCCTGCCATAGGGCCAAGTGGTACGATGCGAACGAATGACGCATCGCATTTCGTGGCGGATGGACTTTGGCGGCGTCCTGGATGGCCGCCAGGCGCTTTGCGTGGTTGGCGCCGACGATTGGTCCGGATGTCTGATACGCATCGAGCCAGGCGTGCAGATTGGGCGAGATGAGCGTGTACCGTTGGACCCGGACCTTGGCCACGTCTGCGCTCACGTGGATGTGGTCGACGCCGATCGCGCCCGACGTGAGGCGCCGCAATTCCGCCGTGCGCAACCCTGCGAACATGCCGATCGCGAGAAACGGTATCAGCCCGGCGTCGTGTTCCCGTGCCGCGTCCAGCAACTTGCGGGCGTCCGCTGGCGTCAGGATGCCCGGGGCCTGCGCTTGCTCCACCGCCCGCGTCAGGCCGTCTGTTGGAATCTCGCGCACGTGCCCCCTGCGCTGGCACCACCCGAAGAAATTCCTCCACGCACGGATGTGATTGTTGCGCGACACGGGCGACATGCCGCGCAGGAGCCCCGCCAGGGCGTCCGTTGTGATTTCATGGGCGTTGGTGTCTCCCGGAAGTCTGGCGAGCATATAGCCAAGCTCACGTCGCGTCCTCGGCCTGAGCCCGGCATCCTCCTTGTCGGCCAAGAATCTCGCGACGGCATCCAGTGTGCAGATCGCCGTCACGTCACATCGGATCGCCCGGTACTGTAGCGCGGCGTCGAGAAGCGTTACGCCGTCGGGCAATTCGGCGAGGGCGCGTTGTGCATCGTAGTATTCCGCCGGCGTCAGAGGATCGGAAATCCGCTCAAGGTTAAGCGAGATGGACGATAGCCAGCCTTTCGCTTCGTCCAGCGTTGGCCAGACGCGGCGGATCAATTCCCCGTGGTGCGAGATCTGCGCGCGCCAATGGCCGGCGGGCGTCTGGTAGATGTGCCCGCCGGCGTGGTGGTGTGGCTTGGGAGGCACGGCTAGACGTTTACTTCACCAGTCAGATAGTACCAGATGATATTCAGAAGAAACTGAACATTTCGGAAGAACTGCTCAGGGTCAGAGAAGAGAATAGCGATCGCACCTAGGCCGAACATGGCAATCGTATACAGGATTACATCTTCCATGGGTGCACCTCACATTCCAAAAATCGCCAGAAAAGACACGGCAGCAAACGACACGACAAGAAACACGATGAAGAATAGCTCAGGATCCAGTATTGCAAAGTTGATGATGAAGAACCCGATCAGACTGATTATCGATTCCGCGAGGTCAGACTTTTCCATGCTTCCTCCTTAGCGTACTATATCATGAGTTTTGTAGTTGACATTTTGTTCGAAACGTTGTATGCCACGGCGGAAAATTGTTTCGCCAAGCAAATTGACAACTGAAAGAAATTGCAGTACAATCAATACGGTGCGGGCCGCTCGCAACGCGAGTGCCGTTGATCTCGCATAGTAGTGGGGATATGTGCGATGCAAGAGGAATGCGTTTCTGAAGACGAAATCATGTTTTCTTTCGGCCTCCTGTGCTCACCTTCAGGGCGTCTGAATCACGAGATTCCAGCGGCGTGGCGTCTGCTTCAGCTTGATCGACAAGCAGGGAAATCGCACCAATATTGGATCTGTAATACTGGGCGCGTGAGGCAAATGTCATTGGGAACTTCATAAGTCTAGCCAAAGACTCAAGCAGATCCGAAATCTGTTTTCCAGGATCGTATTGTAGCTCTGCTGATTTTAGTCTTGATATAACTCCAGTTGTGTCATCATACTTGTCAAGCCATGTGTCAAGTAGTGTTCTATATTCGTCCCCAAGTACTTTGCTTGAACTGAACTCACGCACAGACTCATACGGGACTCCACTCTCCTTTGATATTTGCTTCATGGACACAGGGACGGCCCGTACAATTTCAAAATCTCTGTGCAATTCGTCTCGCGTTCGCATTTCTACACCCTCCGTTTCGTGAAGGAACAATAACAAAATCAACACGTTACGCAATATGTCCGCATTGAGAAAGATTTTGCTTGACAATCGTATATCGCATAGCGTATACTCCATTACGTGAGCTAAGTTGAATCTGTCGCGACGGAGGGCCAGCCGATGAAGTAGCCAACATCCAAAATAGGGCGGCGGCACACCAGCCAACAGCAAACGCCGCCGCCCGTCCGCTAACCCCCTCGCGACAATCGAAACAGGAGAAACGAATGCCAGCAACAAAACAAATCGAGACACCGGGTGAACGCATCCGCGCCGCCCGTGAGCGCGCCAGGAAAACCCAGGTGGAGGTATCCATCTTGGTCGGCGTCGCCCCCGCCCGTATCTCGGATTACGAATGCGGGCGAGCTTTGCCGTGCGCCGAAAATCTCGTGTGTCTGTCCGATGCGCTCGGCGTGTCTATCGATCACATTCTGAAGGGGGCTGCGTGAACTCATGAACAGATTATCGCATGCGCATGGCCATAATGAAACAGACAACATTATGACGCTCAACGAAGCCCTCGCAATCGCAGTCATGCCAAGCAAAGGCCCCGCCGCCGTGAAGCTGTGTGTAATGGCTGCGTGGCTTGGAATCCCCGAATCGAGCCTGTACCAGATGTGCGAGGGGCGGATGGCGATCCCGCTGAATGTGCTCATTCAGGTCACCATGCTGTCGAAGAATCCGATCATCATCCAAACTCTTGCCCGCATGCTCGGGGGCGAATTTCAGGCCGTGAGCGCCGACGGCAAAGAGGGATCCCTGATACGCGCCGTTGCGGAATTCGGCGACGTGATGAAGGCGGTCGGCAGCGGCGCGACAAAGGTCGAAAGACTGAGAGAAATCCGCGAGGCGCGCCAGGCTCTGGCCGACCTCGAAGCGAAAGAGCTCGTATCATGAACACACCTCCCCGCGAGTCGGCACCGGCGCCCACACAATGCACCCCCGAGTCCAGCAACAACGCCCACCAAACAAACGCGGCACCCTCCGCGCGCGCTAGGACCGACTCGCTTCTAACTATCAACAACAAGCTCGGCGCGCCCTGGTGGCGTGGAGTTCGCGAGGACGCGCTGAATTCGTTTTGGGCAACTTCCGCGTCGTGTGGCGCGGTTTGGAATGCAAGCGAATGAAACATACAAGCCGAAGGGAGGGAGAACAGCAGGCAGTTGCGACTTGCGCTACAAAGTGTATGGAGGAACGCACGCCGGGCTTGCATCCCGGAAGGCTGGTTCGTGGCTCCAGTGACCGCGCATACAGCGACGTAATCCTATAAGACCAGAATATGATTAATGAAGACCTTAGTACAGCTAATTAAATACCTTTCACCGCTCCGGGGAAACCCGGAGTCGCAATCATACAGTTGAAGACATTAACCCGGCGCGCCTTATCCGTTCACGCAATCGCATCGCCGGGACGTGGCGCGGCGGACGGCCTTTAGTCGTTCGCCGTTGCCACAACAAGCAAAAGGAGACCAACATGGCCGAACCGAAGTACGAACTGAGCGATTCCGATGCAGCGGAGATCTGCAAGCGATTCACCTATCAACCACCGAAACAAGACCAGCCTGAACGGCACGAACGAATCCGCTCGAACGCTCGCACAGTTGCACTGGAAATCATGCAGGCGTGCCCGCCGTCACGCGAACGGGCGCTTGCGCTGACGGCCATCGAAGAATCGGTCATGTGGGCAAACGCGGCGATTGCGCGCAACGAATAGACGATCTTAGGGAGTTTGAAATGGAAAACTATAGCGAGATTAAGGCTCCGGATCGGGTGAAGGTTGGGCCGTTGTGGTATTCCATCGTCTGGATGGATCGAGAGTTTGAGGACAGGATTGAGCGGTTTGGTGAGCATGACTCGAACAATCAGGTGATCCGTCTAACGAAGTCGCGGACGCGGATTCGGGTTGCCACTACGTTTTGGCATGAGGTGGGCCATGCGATCAATCACGTGTGGGGATTAGCTATCGACAAGAAGGACCTGGCGAAGGTCGAAGATTTCCTTTGCGTGCATGAGTACGGGTGGGCGGGGTTCGCTCAGGACAACCCTGATGCGATGGCGTGGTATTTGGATTTGGTGACGCGCGTTACGGATGTGCCGTTCGCCGCGCCACAATAACAGTTGAATATGGCCTACGTAGTTTAATGGAAAACGGGCACACCATTGTCAAGATGCGGGTTCGAATCCCGCCGTCGGCCACTAAGAAATCCGCGACCCAAGTGGACAGGTGGCGAAGGCGAAGGAGGCGGAAATAAGACGGGAATGCCGGGTGTGAGACCGGCTTATATTTGAATCATGGCGGATTAGCTCAGAGAGCACTGGATTAGGCTAGCTACCGAAGTCACAACAGAGATGAGATGTTGAAAGTACATCCGTCCGCCACCACTTTTCGGCCAGTAGCCGCGTGTGTTGCGGCGCTGATGTCCGGGTCGGCGGGGTAGCGATGACAGCCAGGGATGCGCTTGTCTGCGTACGGGTCCTGGAACACGCGAGCCCCGCCGACAATACAGTTGAATCAGTTTTCGGGCCATAGCTCAGACGGCTGTGCGTACGGCGCAAGAGCGACCGCCAGTGAGGGCGGGAGACGCGGTGTAAGGACGGGAAAGACGGAGGCGCATGCCGAATCGGAAGCGCCAGGGAGCGAACGCGAAATCCCCGAAGCCAACCCGCTGGCCCGACCAATAACAACAAACGAAAAGGAGCTGTAGTAATGGGAAATAGAAAACATGCTGAAGAAAAAGAATCATCGCCGTTCGATCCGATCGAGGTGCCGCTGAACGTGTACGCCAAGAAGACTGTCGCGAGGACAATCTCGCTGAAAACGTGGCTGACTCCAGACGAGCTTGAAGCCGCCAAGGAAGAACACCTTGGAGCTCTCGCCGAAGTTCGCCGCCTACAGGCCGAGCTCGACGCATTCAAGAAACAACGCAACGGAGAGATCTCGACGGCCCAGACCCGCGCGGACAACTCTGAGGATCTGATGCGCAACAAATACGAGTTCCGCGAGCAGGCGTGCGAGGAAGTCTACGACTACGTCGCTCGCACGGCCACAACCACTCGTCTCGACACGGGCGAAGTGGTGAACCAACGGAATCTGTCTGAAAATGAGTGTCAGATGGAAATCGGCATGTAACAACATAGCAACGCAACAAACGAGGAGAGGAGAGAAGAATGCAAGAAGTCTTCACACGGAAAGAGGTCGCTGAACGGCTGAAAATCAGCATTTTTGCGGTTGACGATCTCCGAAAACAGCGGCAACTCGGTTGGCACCGCGTCGGGGCCAACGTGCGGATCACGCAACAGAACATAGACGCGTTCCTCGCGCGCAACGAGATGCGGCCTACGTCGTGCGTTCGCTCGCGGGGGGTTACGCGATGAACCAACCTCAACTTACCTCCTCCGGTGGCCGGGCAAATCCACAGCACGCCGGCCAAGCGTGCGCCCGGCCACCCCTCGTTAATCATACGGCGTTCTCATTTTCATGGAAAGAGGGGGACGGATGGAAAACGCCGGACAACGATTACTACCGCCTGTGCGGGCGCGAGGTGGAGTCATGAGCGGTATCGGCGATCACAACCTCGACCCGCGAGACATCGCCACAGACAAGTGCGAGCTGTGCGGTGATGACGAAACTACATACTCCGGGAAAGCGCACCTGTGCGAACGATGCTACCTGCAAGAAGTCGAGACGGACTGGTTGACTGAAGGCGAACTGAAGCATCTCGTATTGGCCCTGCGTCGCGAGCTGAAGAAGGCGGCGGCATGATCGAGCAGGCAATCACGCAGATCCGCGGCATCCGGCGTATACAGATCCGCAGACAAATCAACGGAACGCATCTCGACGCTACGTTTGTCATCGATCAACTCCAGGAGGTGGCGAACATGTTATGTGGCGTCAACACCTGCGGCCAATGCATCGCCTACGGGCGCCCGCCGACTGGTGGAACGATGGACGAGCGCATGTGTCGATTTTCGGACTGCGGCCCGCATCACGTCACGCCCGACCTAAAGGCCTGCGGGAACTTTTCTAAACGAGCAAACGCCGCCAGCGTGTCAGCGCCGACGGCGAATGGTGGAGCAGTTCAAGAACTAACTCAAACGAGAGGAGAGTAGAAAGATGGGAGAGTTAATGCAAGAAAGTCACGCCATTGTTGCAAGCGGAGGCGGATCGATTGAGTCGGTTCGCAAACTGGAAGACAGGCTCAAGGCGCTTCAGTATCTACTGAAGAAAGTGCTTGTTGAGGGAGAAGACTACGGGATTATCCCAGGTACCAATAAGAACACCCTATACAGGTCTGGCGCAGAAAAGATCGCGTGCGTGTTCGAGTTCCGCCCGTCATTCGAATACAAAGATCTGTCCACGTCGGGCGAATGCCACTACATTGTCACGTGTACGCTTCGCGGCCCAGACGGATCGTTTGTCGGGGATGCACACGGCGAATGGAGTAGCGCGGAAAGCAACAACGCGTGGCGGAAAGCGAATTCAGAAGAAGAATTCGAGGACGCGCCCGAAGACGAACGACGCATCGTCCACAAGAAAGCCAAAGGCGGAGGCACATACGAAGTCCAACAAATCATTGTATCCCGTGCCGACGCCGCGATCAAGGGTATGGCCATGGCGGAAAAGAGGGCATTCGTTCGCGCGGTGCGGACGGCGTCGTGTGCGTCATCGATCTTTACATCCGAAATCGAGGATCTGCCTCCGGGAATGGCCGGCAACGGAAAACCCGAACGAGCGCCGATCCAACGCCCGCAGGCAAAGGCCGCAACGCCACAGGCCGCGCCGTCCGGCGATGGAGTCGAGATTACGATAGCAAACGTCACAGAAGAGGCCGGAACGAGCAAGAGCACAGGAAAGCCGTGGAAGAAATTTACAATCGTGGCAGCCAACGGAGACGCATACAAAACGTTTGATGCGAAGATCTATGAACGTGCCAAGTCCATGAAGGGCACGGGGGAGATCGCCATCATTGAATACAAGACTGGGCAGTGGGGGCACGATCTAACATCGTTTACGCCAGTCACATCAGGAGGATCGGAACTTTTCCGCGAGCCGGGAATGGAAGGCTGACATGCTCACATTCGACGCAGAGACACACGTCTACAGCGATTCCGCGACGGGCGCCGTGTATCCGTCCGTCACGCAAGTCATCCGCGAGGCTGGACTCATGGGCTGGATTCCAGACGATGAATTCTACGCGCAACGCGGCACGGCGGTTCACGAAGCGACGGCCCTTTGGGATCGCGGCGAACTGGATGAATCCACCGTTGATCCGCAGATCGCCGGATATCTGGCGGCGTGGAAGAAGTTCCGTGGCGATACTGGATACACCCCGAAAGTCATCGAGCAGATGCTTGTCCACCCTATCTATCAGTTCGCCGGAACAATCGACCGCGACGGAATCGACATCAAGACTGGCGTCCCGTGCGCGTGGCACGAGATACAGGCGGCAGCGTACACGGCGCTGTACGGCGAAATACCTGTCACCCCGCACTGGACGGGCGTCTACCTCCACGAGGACGGCACCTACACAACCAAGACATGGAAATCACGAGATCTTTTCACCTCATTCAAAATCTTCACGGCGGCGCTGGCTGTCGTGAATTGGAAAAGGGAGCACAAGGTATGAGCGCACTACCGCAAGAAATTGAACCCGTCAGGACGCGTGCGGAACAACAGGCTATCGCAATGCGTCAAGACGCCGACCAGCTTCAGATCGCCACCGTGGCAGACCGCAAATCGGCGGAATCAATGGTGTCCGGACTGAAGGCGCTCGAAGATGACATTAAGGAACACTACAGGCCTCTCAAGAAGGCCGCTGACGATGCGCACAAGCTGCTTGTGAAGAGCGAAAAAGACAGCTTGGAGCCAGTGAACGAAGCGCGGAAATTGATCAAGGCGAAGTGCATCGCGTGGGACGATGAACAGGAGCGCCTACGCCAGGAGGAAGAACGGCGCCTGCAAGAGATCGCGCAGAAACAGGCAGAGGAAGAGGCGTTGGCGATGGCGGCACAGGCCGAGGCCGAAGGCGATACGGATTACGCCGAAGCGATCATCGGCGAGCCGGTTGTTGTTGCGCCTGTGGCTGTTCCTCGCGTGTCGCCGCCCCCGTCACGTCTCACGGCGGCACGGTCCTCTTGGGACGCAAACGTCTACGATCTGATGGCGCTCGTGCGTCACGTTGCCGAGAATCCGCATCTCGTGAATTACCTGTCTGCCAACACGACGGCGCTGAACGGACTGGCGAAGTCGTTGAAGCGTACCGATCTCAATCTCCCCGGCGTGCGCGGCGTCGAGACGCGGAAATAGTCTTCTCTCTCGTTGACGGCCAGCCGGGGAAGGCCGAGTTAAACCGGCGCAGGAGGCGCGATGTTATCAGTATCAGGAAAAGCAAAATCGGATATCGCAGGGCTTCTGAGCCCGGAAGCGTATGCGATTTGGATCCGCGCGGAAGACGAGTATCGAGATGAATTCGGATTTGCCGTCGCTCGCGGAATGGTAACACTATTCGAGGTCGTGAACGAACTCAACAAGCGCGCGAGGAAGGCTGCATGACGATCTCCTTCTTCGTTCCAGGCGTCCCGGCTCCAGGCGGAAGCAAGGCGTTCAAGGGATTCTACAACAAGACAACAGCGTCAGGTGTCGTCGTTAAAATCCCGTTGCTTGCAGACTCCTGTAAGAACAACGCTCCGTGGCGACAGTCGGTACAGGTTTTCGCTCGGCAAGCCTACACTGGCGAGCCGCTTGCGTGCCCGGTTGACATGCAGATCACGTTCTACCGAACGCGCCCGAAGAATCACTTTAACAGCAAAGGCGAAATCAAAACGAACGCCCCGAAGTTCCCGACAGGCAAGCCCGACACCACGAAGCTCACACGCGCCCTTGAGGACGCACTGAAGGGCATTCTGTGGCGCGATGACTCCCAGGTGGTCACTCAACACGTGCGGAAGCGTTACGACGCGATTCCAGGGGCTCATGTGATTATCGCTGAGGCCACTGATCCGTATGACGTTCTGTCGGCGCTGGCGATAGCGAAGGAGGCGGGGCGGTGAACAAGCCAATCAAAGCCCCGTTCCCGTACTTCGGCGGGAAATCACGCGCCGCACATCTCGTGTGGGAACGTTTCGGCGATGTTCCTTCATACGTTGAGCCGTTCTTCGGGTCTGGGGCTGTTTTGCTTTCCAGGCCACACGAGCCGCGGATCGAAACCGTGAATGACAAGTGTGGGTTCATAGCAAATTTCTGGCGTGCGGTATCGGCGGACGCCCAGGCTGTCGCCGGGTGGGCCGACAACCCTGTGAACGAAAACGATCTGCATGCCCGTCACGCTTGGCTTTTGGCGCAAGAGGCCGGGCTTGTGGCGCGGCTTGAAGGCAACCCTAAGTACTACGATGCACAGATCGCCGGGTGGTGGTGTTGGGGTTTGTGCTGCTGGATAGCAGGTGGGTGGTGTTCTGGCAACGGCCCGTGGCACGTCGACAGCGGGATGCTTGTCTGTGATGGCGACGGTACTCAGGGCGTGAACCGGCAACTACCGCATCTCGGCAACGCGGGACGTGGCGTGAACCGGCAACTACCGCATCTCGGCGACGCGGGACGTGGCGTGAACAAAGGCGGGATCTACGAATGGTTTGAAGCACTCCAGAACCGCCTGCGCCGTGTTCGTGTGTGCTGTGGCGATTGGACGCGCGTCTGCGGGCCGTCCGTCACGGTAAAAAATGGGCTAACCGGCGTCTTCCTCGACCCGCCGTATTCAGCCGAGGCGGGCCGCGACAATAACCTGTACAACCACGAGTCGGGGGACGTGGCACACGACGCACGTGAGTGGGCGATTGCGAACGGCGACAACCCGCTCATGCGGATCGCGCTGTGCGGATACGAAGGCGAGCATGTGATGCCCGGCGACTGGGAATGTGTCGCGTGGAAGGCGCAAGGCGGGTACGGATCGCAACGCAAGACCGGCGATAACGAAAACGCGAAACGAGAGCGGATCTGGTTTTCGCCGAATTGTCTGAAAGTCGCGTCACAGGCTGAATTGTTTGCGGAGGCGAGTTGATGTCATCATACAGGATCAAAGACTGGCACAGTTTCCAGCACTTCAAAGATCGTCAGCCGATCTGGATCAAACTGTACCGAAAACTGCTTGATGATCCTGAGTGGTTTCGCCTCTCTGGAGACGCCGCGAAAGGGCTTGTTGGGCTCTGGTTACTGGCGTCTGAGACAGATGGATATCTTCCTGATATAAGTGTGATATCATTTCGTCTCAGGATTTCCGAGAAAGCTGTAAGTGCTTTACTGGCAACACTTTCGCACTACGTGATCGAGGATGATATCAACACGATATCAACACGATATCAAGTTGATGCCCCAGAGACAGAGACAGAGACAGAGAAGAGAAGAGAAGATAAAGAGACAGAACGCGCGTGCGAGGACAATTCCAAGCCCATCCGTTCAGTTCAGTCAAATCAGCAAAATTCAAAAATCAGAAGAGCCGGTGACGTGCTCACATCAATCCTGCCGCGCGAGGTGAATGCCGAAAACCTAATTGATCGCCTTGTGTCACTCACTAGCGACGAAGCATACAGATCCAACGGATGGGTGCGCAACATCAAAGCAATCTTGACAACCCATCGCGGTGTTGTCGCCTTTGAGGATCTTCTTGACCGCCTTGAGAAAGATACTGACCCACGAAAAGCCGAAGGGCGCGGCAACACGCACATCAAAGACGCGGGACGATTCGCGTCTCGTGAACTCATACGGCTCCGGGACAAGGTGGGCGCATGAACACGAAACAGAAACCAGTATTCGACCGCATGCCGCCGCAAAACATCGAAGCCGAGCAGGCAACGCTTGCGGCAATCCTCATCAACGGCGATGCGATAGGGACCGTCATCGAAGCCCTTGGTTCCGATGAGACCGCCTTCTACGGCGCGCCACACCAAAACATCTACGCCGCGTGCGTGTCGCTCTTCCGGCGCGGGATCTCGGTTGACCCAGTGACCGTCATGGACGAAATGAAACGATCCGGAACGCTGGAATCCGCCGGCGGCGTAAACTACCTGGGCGATCTGATTTCCGCAACGCCGACATCGGCAAACGTGCAATACCATGCCGCGGACGTTGCCGAGGCCGCTTCACGACGCCGGATAATCTCAGACCTCACGGACGTTGTTGGCCGTGCATATTCGCCAGACGACGGGACGATTGATGAGCTGTTGACACAAGCCGGATCGACAATCTTCGGGCTTGCTAGCGCTGGGGGGAAGCATCGCATCACCCCAGTTGGCGATCTCGCCCTTGGCACCCTGGAAGAAATCGAGGCGCGCTACAGAGGCGATATCGAGTTCTCTGGGCTCCCGACAGGGTTCTCAGATCTCGACGCGATCCTTGGGGGATTGGCGGCATCCGACATGATAATCATCGCCGCTCGCCCGTCTGTTGGCAAGACAGCGCTCGCCCTGAATATCGCCAGACACGCCGCTGTAGACCTGAAAAAAAGCGCGCTAATCTTCTCGCTCGAAATGAATGCTGGGCAAATCACGAAGCGCCTTCTCGGTTGCCAAGCCCGCGCTGATATCCGCCGCATCGAAAGCCGGTTTTCCGCGAGACAGGAACTTGAGAAGCTGTCCCCGGCGATGCAAGCCATCCTGCAAGCCCCGATATACATCTGTGATTCGCCGTCGCTGAACATGCTGGAAATACGAAGCAAGGCAATCCAACACTGCCAGCAGCACAAAGACACATCGCTTGTCATCATCGACTACATGCAGTTGATCAAAATGTCCGGTCGCGTCGAAAGCCGTCAGGTGGGCGTTGCGCAAATCAGCAGCGAAATTAAG